TCAGTCGTGCAGGTGTTCGGCGGCGTGCAGGGTATTTTCCAGCAGGCAGGCGCGGGTCATCGGCCCGACGCCGCCCGGCACCGGGGTGATCCAGCTGGCGCGTTGCGCTGCCACTTCGTATTCCACGTCGCCGACCAGTCGGCCGTCGGCCTGGCGGTTGATGCCGACGTCGATGACGATGGCGCCTTCCTTGATCCACTCGCCCTTGACCAGTCCCGGCTTGCCGGCAGCGACCACCACCAGGTCGGCGCGCGACACATGGTCGGCCAGGTCGCGGGTGAAGCGGTGGGTCACGGTGACGGTGCAGCCACCCAGCAGCAACTCCAGAGCCATGGGCCGGCCGACGATGTTCGAGGCGCCGACCACGACCGCATCCATGCCGTACAGGTCGGCGCCGGTGCTGGCGAGCAGGGTCATGATGCCTTTCGGGGTGCAGGGGCGCAGGAGGGGCATGCGCTGGGCCAGGCGGCCGATGTTGTAGGGATGGAAACCGTCCACGTCCTTGTCCGGGTGGATGCGCTCCAGCAGCAGGGAGGCGTCCAGGTGGGCGGGCAGGGGTAGCTGGACCAGGATGCCGTCGATGGCGGGGTCGTCGTTCAGGCGGTCGATCAGGGCCAGCAGGTCGTCCTGGCTGGTTTCGGCGGGAAGATCGTAGGCCTGGGAGAGAAAGCCGACTTCCTCGCAGTCCTTGCGCTTGTGCGCCACATAGACCTGAGAGGCCGGATCGGTGCCGACCAGGATCACCGCCAGGCCGGGAACGCGCAGGCCTTGCTGGCGGCGCTCGGTCACGCGTTGGGCTATCTGCTGGCGAAGGTTGGCGGCGATCGCTTTGCCGTCGATCAGTTGTGCGGTCATGTCGGAAGGGTAACCATCGAATCGGGTGGAAAAAGGACGCGCATTTTCGCATGGACGCCGCCCGGGGCAAAGGAGGCGACCCGTGGATTTGCCGTAACTCCTTTATATAGCTGAATTTTTTTAAAAAACCCGTTGACGGCCTTTCGCCCCCTGTATAACATGCGCCCCGCTTGCCGAGCACAGCCGGACGCAGGGTAAGAGGTAAAGCAAGTCGGTTGCTGACTTTGTGATTGCCAGAGCTTAAAGTTTGCGCTCAGCATTGAATGCAGATGAATAAAGCGCCCGTAGCTCAGCTGGATAGAGCATCCGCCTTCTAAGCGGATGGTCGCAGGTTCGAGTCCTGCCGGGTGCGCCATTCGGCGAATCGGCAAGAAGCAGGCGATGTTTTACCGCAAGTCGTAATATGGTGGGCGTAGCTCAGTTGGTAGAGCACAGGATTGTGGCTCCTGGTGTCGTGGGTTCGATTCCCATCGTCCACCCCATATTCCGAAGCGCCAGGCCCGGGGCCTGGCGTTTTCATTTCCAAGCAGTGTCCCGCGGACGTGGTGGAATTGGTAGACACACTGGATTTAGGTTCCAGCGCCGCAAGGCGTGAGAGTTCGAGTCTCTCCGTCCGCACCACCTTCTAAATCAAGTGTTTACGAGCTTCAGCGGCCCTCCTTGTAGATGCGCTGGATTATCAACGTGAACGGAACGTGAAATGCGACTTTCACGGACTTGATCAAGCACCCCAACTGCATCCCTTACCCTGGCCGGCGCAAGATGGGCATATCGCTCAGTCATCGCGACCGTCGAGTGTCCGAGCAGATCCCTAACATCCGCCAACGGAACGCCGGCGCTTACCAGCCATGCCGCGCAGGTGTGGCGCAGGTCGTGAATCGTAAAGTCCACAATCTTCGCTGCCTGGCAGGCCTGCTTGAAGCCGGCTGATAGCGAAACCACTCGATCTCCGTTGGCTCTGGCAAAAACCCAGGGGCATTCCGGACTGGTCTCGGATCTGAATGCCATTCGTCGCTTTAACGCTGCCATCGCACCTTCGTTGATCGGTATGCTCCGGCGCTTGCCTGCCTTCGTGTGGGATGCCTCCAAGTAGATCAGTCGATTGGCGAAATCCACTCTGCGCCACTCCAGGCCAAGCATTTCCTCCCGCCGGCATCCGGTGTTTACCGCTAGGCGGATGAAATCCTCGAGCATCGGGCCAAACTTCTGGACGCGCGCGGCGCGGCACAGGGCCTCGACCTCTGCCCTGGTCAGCCAACGATCACGTCCCTCCGCCTCGCGCATCTTCCGCCCCTTCACCGGGTTAGGAAGGTCCCACTCCAGTTCCGTGTTGCAGTGGTTGATCGCCGCGGACAGTGCTGCGAGTTCTCGGTTGATAGTTGCCGGGGATGCGCCGGCATCCAGCCTGTGCTCTCCGTATCCCCGTATGTCCTGGCCCCCTAGATCGTTGACCACGCGTCCGGCAAAATACTCGCGCAGCGGCTTTATGCGGTGCACGGTCGTTTCGTAGCTGCGCTGATGCTGGCGAGCGTGTTGCAGGTACGGAATGATCACCTCCTCAAAGGTCCTGGGCGGATTCACGCCCATTTCCTTTTCCTTCCACGCTTTCGCGCGCTCCTGTTGCTCTAGTGCTTTCGCCGCCGAGTAGTCGGCAGTTCCAGAAGAGCGTCTAACAAGCTTTCCTGTTGCTGATTTGAAAGAGATCCACCAGTAGGCGGAGTCGTTTCTCTTGTACGGCATACTTCCTCCGGTACGCCGACCGCGTCGCGCATGCTAGCAGCGGCTTCCTCTTCAAGCATCTGTTCGAGCTTTTCCTTGTGTATCCGGATGGTCTTTTTGAACCTGACCACCGGGATCAGCTTTTCGTCCGCGTAGCGGTACGCGGTCCTGCGGCTCACGCCGAGAATGCCGGCGGCCGCCTCAACTGAAATCAAAGACATAGCGAGACCTTGGCCGATCAACGGCATCGGGTTGGCGGGTAGAATTCGTGGAGGCTTGGCCGGGCAGGGCGCCCGCATCGGGCAATATGGGGGTTAACTGCTCGGTCAGGCCTTCTGGTAGGATTTGAACGCCCAGCCGGGCGGGCCTCAGGAATAGGCCCTAGTGGGCTCGGCTGGGCTACTTCGGTTGTTTCTGCTTGTTGCGGCGAGCGATGATCAGTTGCTTGGATGCCGTGGCAACTCCCTTTACAACGTCTTCCGGGAGAAGCGCCTCATTGCAGTGCGGGCAAAGCGGAGCCATCTTCGTACTGCGCCACGCTTCGTCGATCACCTTGGCTGCCCGGCTGCGGATTGCAAACTGCTCTGCCTCATGAAGTTCTCGGCGGCGCCTGTTCAAGTCCTTCAAGCCGCCGTCGAATACCTGCACCAGGTGCATGAAGGCATCAAACGGCTCGACCTCCGTTTCACAATCGCTGCACCAGATGCGGCGCTCCTTGTCGTCGTAGACCATCTTCCGGTGACGGCAGGACGAAACGGGGCGGCGGGTAAGTCCACGCGCCACCCTCAAGTCCTCGATCTGGACGACCTTCACGCCGTAGAGGTATTCATGGGGTTCAATGGGTGCGTCGCTCACTCCCCACCTCCCATAGACTTGCCGATCTCGGCGGCTGCGCGGACTATTGCTCGCCGAGTTGCACGCGGGCCGTCACGTTCGAATATTTCGTGTACCGCTTCCGGCGCGCCGTCCCAAGTGCCGCCCACTATGACGGCGACGCCTGCGTCATAGCTTTCGTAGCGGATATCCAGGTTCAGTCGCACCGCTAAGCGCAATGCATCGCCGTCGTCATCACGCGGGTTCCAGTAATATTCAACCCCAGTACTGAAATTGATCGGTTCAGCCAAGACTGGATCAATCCCCGCCGCCCGCGCCGCCAGTTCGAGTAGTTCGCGGTCGTTCATTGCGTTGCTCCTTCCAGGGCTGCTCCGATCATCCTTTCGATATCGTCGCAGTGGTCGTAGATGTCATTCGGGTGAGTGCCGTTATTCAAGCCGCTGACCATGTTCACGAGGTCGCGGGTAAGTGGGCGGAGATTCCCGTCGACCTCGGCTTGAACGGCCTGTAGCGCTCCCCGCAGAACCTCGTTCTCCGCCTTGAGCCTGTCCCGCTCTTCCTCAGTACGCTGCGTCCGTCCCCTCCAAACTGCAACCACCGAATCGTTCTCGGCGATCTCGTTTAGCATGGATAGGATCAGCTCAGGCTCAATGCAATCGTAGAAATCGTGTAGCCTTCTACGCTCTTCTCCTTCGTCGGCGCAGCGAGACACGTCGCATGCCTCAGCCAGCCTCCGCAGCTCTGCGTGGTCGGTCATGTCTTTTCTCCCCATTTCACTTCGAGCCACAGGTCAACGAACTGGCGTTCTTCGGCTCGCACAGCGCAGACGTAACCGAGTCCGCGCAGTTCCTTCAGGATCGCGATGCAGAGCTTCGGGTAATCGCATTCGTTGCAGTAGGTGCTGGTGCCGAACCCATAGTCACGGGTGGTGTACACGTACTTGCCTTCGGCGGCTGCTTTTGCGATGCCTGCAAGGATGGTATCTACGGCGAACGCAGGGTCTTGTTCGCGAGCTATATCACGCGCTTGCTCAGCGGTCAGTCGGCTCATGGTTGCTCCTAGATAGCGGTTGCGGAATAGGTTGGCCGTGCATATCCAGATACCGCGAAGGTTTGCGCATCCCCTCCGAGGCGACGGACCATTACTGTCACGCACCCGCCGTCGGCGATGTTGTAGTCAGCATTTCTCCGCTCATATTGCTCGGCCCAGTCACATGCTGCGGCGGCATGGTCGTACGAATCGCGGATGTGCATCGCGTCTTCTTCTTCCTGTCCGTAATCAGGGCACCAAACTCGATAGTCGCTCATTCACTTCACCTCGATTCCGGCTTGCTGGAGGGCCGCTAGACATTCCATGATTCCTCGGTTGAATTCGGCAAGCTCAGAATAAGCATCAAGTGATGAGCTACCATATGGCTTTGGCAGCCTCACATTCAGAGCCGCGCGGCTGGCTTGCCAGGCTTGCCACATCGCCGAGTACCTTGCAGCCGCTCCTGCCAGCGCCACGTAGACGTGCACGTTATCGGTCTGCACCGGGAAGTAATCGGTGTCACGCCACTCGATGCCTTCAGGAATCGGGAAGCGGTCTTCAAATTCCTGTCTCATTGCTTGCTCCATCTGCTCAACTCCTGTCCTTTCAACTCGGTCTGCCTGTAGAGTTCCTGCATATCCTCGACGACCCGGAAGATTCCCAGGACGAAGAGAACGATGACTATCACTGCCAATATGGTTTCGTTGTCGTTGTCCACAGTTTGTCCTCCGGGGGTCGGATACGGTTGGGTTCGTTGTTGGGTTATTCGCCCGCCGCTTTGGCAATCAGGTGCATGAGCATTTCGCGCAGTTGCTCGCGCTCTAGCACTTGGCCGGTTTTCGCGTACTCGTCTGCCTGGCGCAACACTGCCTCTATCTCGATGTTGAACATCGGCGAGAGCACGTCTGGCTCGCACTGCTCCATCAGAAGCTCAATGGCGCGTGTAGGATGGGCCATAGCTACGCCGAGCCAGTTGTAAGCTGACGCGGTGCGGTAGTAGCGAAGGCCGGCGATCTCATGCCGCTGCGGCGGGCGGAAGGGTTTCGTGCGCATATTCAATCCGGGTAGTGGGTAGCCCATTATCCGAATTGCTGTATATGCGTACAGTGGTTGGCGATGGGTGGCTATGCCTGTCGATGCCCGAACTTCTCGAAGTAGAATACGACCGGCTCACCTGTCTCCTGGATCAGGCCGTACGCCTTGGCCAGGCGGTAGATAGGGTGATAGGCATTCAGACTGTTGACGTGCCCAGCCAGCCATTCACGCCACACCTCAAGCGACATGCTTCCTTTGCTGATGTTGCACGGCGGACAAGACGGCATCATGTTTTCCATGCGATGGTTCTCGGGATGCAGCGCGTCTCTTCCGGTGACGTAGCTGCTCACTCCACGCTGAACGGCTTCGTAGTGGTCGGCATGCCATCGCTCTGGAAGGTCGACACCGCAATATGCGCACCGCCCTCCAAACTTATCCCGAAGCTCAGCGCGCTGCTTCTTCGTAAGCTTCATGGCTTCCCTCCCTCCTGCTCGCTCAGCAGGGCGCGGAGTTCCAAGAACAGGCGAGCGTCATCGTTCACCGGCTGAGTCTCTGGCGGGTATGTTTGATCGAACTCCGCTCGAAGATCGAGTTGAGATCTGATTCGCTCCAGCAACTCCCGCGGAACCACCACATGGCCTTCTTCTGAGCCGTTTCGGCGCTCTACATACTCCGTCAGAGCCTCGGCTAGCATGGCGCCAAACTCATCCTGAAGCTCTTCAGGATTCTCCATGTAGACGATACGGCCCCAACCCCGAACACGGAGAACCTGGTCCCCATCGACGTGATTGTCAGCCACCATGTTTTGCTTTGCGTCCCAGATGTAACCGCCGAAACTGTCGTAGGAGAACGGTGGTGTATAGAGCGCCAAGGCGCGCTTGCGAAGTTCTTCAGCCATTGCCGTTCTCCTTGTCTTCCTCGGTGATCGCCTTGCACTCGAAAACGGTCTTGCCGACGTAGAACTTGCCGAGCTTCCGGCATTCTTCGGCGACGGTGTAATGGGCGTGTATCCAGCCACCGAACCAGCCGATGGCCATGAAGACCAGCATCCATAGACTGAACAATCGGTACTCCTCCGGCTCATGCAGCATGGTCGCCGTTCTCCTTGTCCTGGTTGAGCAGGGCGCGAAGCTCTGCAACCGTCTCGCGCACATGCGGAAACCAACCGGCGCGGCCTGATCCGTCATCTCCCATGTCAGCCGGGAACAGATCGCTGATACGCCGCAACAGCCCCTTGCTGACCGTCTTGCCGTTGAGGCGCTCCAGGCCGTCGAGGCAGGCGTTCCAAATTTCGCGCGCATGGTGGTAACTGACGTCACCGTCGCAACCGATTTCGCGCAACATCCTGCTGATACTGTCGCCGTTCGTAAGGCGGTCCGGCGCAACTACCACCCTTGCGCGCAGGGATTCCAGCTCTTCCTCCAGTTGCTCGACTTCGGACTTCAGCTCATTGGCCTTGTCCGTCATCATCTTGAGCGCGTCGTTTTCAACCCTGGTCAGGAACTTCTGCTGCGCGACTTCCTCCCTGAGCGCCTGGGTCTCGGCTCTTAGACCTTCGAGTTCACATCCGATGCAAGCGCCGTAGATGAAAGCAGGCGTCTTGACGTGCTTTGCGCATACCTCACTCATGACCTACCTCCTTTCGTGGTGGCATCGACTCATGACGAGGCCTGCTGAGGCGCCCAGTCGGGCTGTTGAGTCTTTCCGCTAAAGCATGAGCTTGCGCCTGGCGCTCAGGTCGAGCACCGAGCGGGCACCATACATGCCACTCCCATTTTCCAAATTCGTCTTGTTCAAGCGTCAGCTTCGGTTCGCCGCGCGGATCGCCAGATGCGTAGAGAAAAGCCATCACGCTCCCTCCTTGCTGTTGCGCCGACGCCTATCCCATGCTTCGAATTCCTGTCGCGTTGCCACACAGGTTCCATGCGAGCAGCCATATTCGTGGCAAACGGTTTTGTTGCAGACTGAGCGAAAGCCCGTTCCTCCGCAGTAGTCGCAGCCTGCGCGGCAGTGCGTGCATCTGAAGACCTCGCCAGCCTGGCCGGTTCGAGTTCCACCGGCATCCTGAACAGCGCTCATCAAACCCCCTCCTTGCCGGGCGCGGCGGCGAGCATGCCGTGATAGACACATGCCAGGAAGTCGCGAACCGCACCCCGATCCGGGAAGTAGTACTCGGTGTCCTCAACGAGGTAGCCGTCTATTCCGTCTTCGCAGTTGCGGCGTGCATCCAGCATTTCCGGGGTCGGCTCAATCGGAACCAGCTTCCACCCCTCCGGCACGCTGTGCTGAGCCTGGGCGGCATCCTCGGACGCCTTCACGCATGACTTGATCGAGGCCAGCAGGTAGGACCATGCGAAACCGCGCTCCTGGGACGGGCGCAAGCCGAGCGCACGCGCTACGTCATCGCGACACTGCTTGTCCAGCTCCGCGACCCTGGCCAGGGCGGCGTCGCGCTGAGCAGCGATCTTCGCGCTGAGTTCGATGTATGCCTTCCAGCGTTCGATCCAGGCTTTGACGATGCGCTCATGCTGGGCGACGGTCATGACCGCAACGGCGGGTTGCGACGGCTTATGTCTGACGGCATCCATGGACAGTGTTCCATCCGGTTTAACGAACAGATAAGCCACAACCTCCGGCCGCTCCGCCTCTGCCTGCTCCGCCTGCGCTGGGGAGGGTTGTGCGCACATATCGCACGGCTCGGTTTCATATTCGGGGGGTTGGAACTCGCCCTGGTAGTGGGGGCCGCTGACGACGATCTGGCCGGAGTCATTGCAGGTCGCGCACTTCGGGGAGGGTTGCGCCAGGGAGGCGCGGGCTTGATGCACAGGGCAATCTTTCCCGTGCTTTGCCGGGTTCCACTTCTCGCCGATCTTCGGGCAGGTGCATTCGTGCCATTGCGCCGCGCGCTCATCCCCGCCTGCCTGCTCTACCGGTGCCTTATGTGACGCTAGGAAAGCGTCGCGGTCCTTGCACCAAAGTTCCAGCACATCCTTCGGAATGCTCGGGCGTATTTCGCGCAGTAGGTCCAGCGCTTTGTTCAGTTCCTTGCTCATTTCACGTTCTCCCAAACTTCGGCATTGCCGAGCGCTTCGATTGATGCGTAGGTGCTGTGTCCGCTCGCTTCTTGAAGCTCTACGGAGCCACCGGCTTCGAGGACAGCGATGTATCTCCGATTGGTTGGCTTGTGCCGGAAGACCTTCCCGACGACGCACTGCGCGTTGATGTGCTTGACCTGGTAGCTGTCGGAGAAACAGCCGTGTTCGTGAAGGCTCATGCTGCTACCCTCGGGGCTATGCCCATGTCTCTGTCGTGATGTCCTGCAAGCCACAGCGAACGCTCATAGAGCATGTGCAGTCCGTAGGGGCAGGCCTGGAGACGTTCGCCGCGATCACGCGCTTCGATGCCTTCGCGGTATTCGTCCGCTGATTCTGGAAACTCAAGCCGCTTGCTTTGCATTTGCTGCTCGCCTCCGCGCGTTTTCACAGGCCTTGCATTCGCTGCAATGGCCGTCCTTCTTGCTCGGGTTCGAGTAGTACTCAGATAGAGGCTTGACGGTCTTGCATTTCGAACACGGCTTCTCGCCGTTTATGAGCGTCGATTTCCCGTGCCCGGAAGCCCTCCACTTGTCGAACTCGGCGCGGGTAGAGAAGTAGGTACGAAGCAGGCGCTGTACCGTGTGATCGCTTATCCCCATGGCTGGGCCGATCTCCCATCGCCCGCAGTCCAGGATCACCAGGTCTTCGAGCATCTGGCAGTATTCGATGTCCTTTGCCGTGCGCTTGGCCTGAACACGTCTCTGCTGTTCTCGCTCCATTCCGGTAGCCGCTCCGGTAATGCGGCTATTGAACGTGACCGGCTGATTTGAAGAGACGCCAGCAGGGATAGTCGTGATGACCCCTCCCGCTGCCAGGTACTCAGCAACGGCGTCTTGAATGTCATCGTGAGTCAGCGCATGGGCAACCGGCTCTTGCACGCCGCACCACGCATCAGCGCCGATTCTCAGGTCGCTTAAAATCTCGGGAATGTCGGTTTCCATGGCTTTCTCCGGGCAAAATAAAAGGCCCTTAAGAGGGCCTTTAATTGCGCGTAACTTGTTTATTTAGAAGGGGATATCGTCGTCGAAGCTGTCATAGTCCGGCGCCGGCTGTTGTGCCTGCTGAGACGGACGCGACTGCTGTTGCTGGGTTTGTGGACGTGGTTCGGCATCCTTAGTCGGCCAGTCGATGATTTCCGTTCCCTGTGCTAGGTGAATCTCCGTCACGTAGCGCTTGCTGCCGTCCTTCTCATACTCGCGAGTCTTGAGCTTGCCGACAGCGTAGAGGCGGCCACCCTTGTGGAGCCATTTGGCCAGGAACTCGGCCGTCTGGCGGAAGGCTACGCAGCGCACCCACTCGGTACGCTCAATCTTCTGGCCGGACTGCTTGTCCTTGTAGCTGTCATCCACGGCGATGCTAAGACTGGCCACGGCATCACCGTTCGGCAGGTAACGCAGTTCAATGTCCTGGCCTAGTCGACCAATGCCTTCCCAGCGGTTCAGATTGCTCATGCTGCTAATACCCGCTCCATGCGGGCCTCCATGATTTCGTAAAAGGTCTTAACGCGATCCGCGAGCTTGCGGATGTATTCTTCATCCCTGTAAGCGCGCACCAGGCAGAGAGGCATGCCAGGCCAGTAGCCGAGGAAATCGATCCATTCACGTTCGCTAACCCACAGGCCGCCCATGCACTGCGCAGCGTGCTCGGCTGGCACCTTGTCATCGAGAATGACGCTTACTAGCTTCTCTGGGACTTTGGTTTTCACCTCGACCAGACCGTTTTCGCCAACCATTCCATCCGGCGAATAGCCGATACCGTGGTTCAGAATTATCCCGGCCTGCTGGATTTGATCTGGCTGGGTATCTGTACGCAGGCAGTACAAGTCGCGCACAACTGGCTCCAACTTGTGGCCCCTGGCGCTGCTGCCGTTACCACGCCACGGCTCGGCCTCAGCCCCGGTGATGCGCTCTCCGATCAAGCGATCCATGTAGGTGAACGCTCCGACTCCGAATCCTGCTTCGCCCTTGCCTTTGACCATCAGCAAGTCCACTTCTGAACAGGTCACGATGCCCAGGCGCAGACGTAGCCACGCCTCTGATCCCTGCTCAATCTCTCGGATGACTTGCATGGTTCACCCCGCTTGATTCTGGTCTGCGGACTTCTTAAGCATGGCCAGCACGCGGTCAAAGTCGTCCTTGGTTACCTGCTCTGGCGTTCCGTGAATTGAAGAGAAAGCTGCCTGCGCCTTATCGCTGCACTTATCGAGCAGCGACTTCAACTGCTTGGCCTGCGCTTCAGTGATAACAACTGGTGCCGCTGTGGTGAACGCATCGTCGTCTTCGCCGTGGGTAGTAAAGTTCAGCAGGGCACCCGCTGTGTAGCGCTTGCCATAGCTGACGGAACTGGCGACGGCCTGGACGGCGTTCTTGTTGCCGCTGGTGTCTGCCGGCAGCACGATGGTCGTGCGCTCGCTGTGCCCTGCGCGGTGCGTCAGTACACCCTCAACCTCGATGCCTTTCTCGCAGCGCGGCATGCGGAAGCTGATGGAGAATCCATGCTTCGCCAGGATCGGCTTGAGCTTCTCGTTGATATCTTCCCAGAGGGCGTATGTGTATCGCCCCGCTGCGTTTCCACGCTCGCCGATGGCAGGGAGTTCCTGTTGCATGGCTGCCATGGCCTCGGCGTATTGCTGCTCGGCTTGGCGTTCTTGGAAGCGCTCATGCATCTGCATCAGGCGCTCCATTTTCTCGATGTCACACGCCGGATCGGCTGCGGCGCGCTGGATCACTTGAAGGATCGTTGCCGACTCACCGGCTTGGATGACGGCAGCACTTTCCTGCCACTGTGCAACTGCGTTGCTCATCGGTTGTACCTCAGTATCAGGAGTAGGCCGCGCATGCGCAGCCAGTGAAGGGAGGGGTTAGGTGACCGATCTTGGGTCTTCGGTGCCGTGGTTAAGATGGCGCTTGATCAGGTACTGCCGCCATTCTTCGGATACTGTTGGGTAATTTGGCTTCGAGAAGTCGAAGCTCCATCCGTTGCTGCGCAGAACAAGGCCGGCATAAAGGTCTTCGCCGTCATCGACGTGCATGACCTTCCCATCGACAGCAAGGCTTGCATCCCATTTGGATTCAGCAATTACGGTGGACGAGTACTCACCCCAAGAGTTGTGGTGAATGACTCGAAACGCCATGAGGTTTCTCATATCGTTCTCCGGGTAGAAGGGGAAAGGCGCCGGATTACCGGCCTGCTGCGGACAGGTGCGTAGCTTCTGCGGTGATGATGCCGCCCCAGATCGGGCCGGCTGCGAGAATGAATAGGTACAGCAGGCCGCCGAAGAGGCTGCCTATCCAGATTGCTGTGCGGCGAGTGTTCATGCTTACTCCTTATGCTAGCGCGAGAAGCACCAGTGCTGTCGCAGCCACGATTGGAATTTGGCCATTTCCAGTGGACTTGAATCGCTCCATCCTTCTGGCCATCCCATTAGCCACTCGTGGTTCTCCGGGCTTGGCCTGCCAAACGCCATGACGAAAGCCCGAGCTGAAGGCCATTTCTGCATTGATGGCGCGGCGTAGTTGGCTTTTGTCGTCGGCGTATGCAAGTAGCCAATGCCTTTCCCGAATGTGGTCACCACCCAGGTCAGACGCTCCAAGGGAAATTGCCTGGGTGCGGTAACCCATAGCTCGGCAGTCTTCTGCGGCATATTCGATTGCGACTTCCGAAACGTTTTCGGCGAAGACGTACCAGGGAGCAACATCTGCCACGACTCGCCGCATCTCCGGCCAAAGGTCGTCAGCGTTGTTTCGTCCAGAAGGGGCAGTGCTGTACTTCTGGCAGGGAAATCCTCCAGATGCGAGTCCAGCTCTTCCGCGGTAGGGTCTGCCATCAAATGTTCGGATGTCACTGAAGATTGGAAAGTTTGGGAAAGCTCCATCTCTTTGACGCTGAGCGAGCACCGTTCTTGAGTGTGCTCTGTATTCAACAGCGCCGATGCATCGGATGCCGAGTAGCATTGATGCGAGCAGTCCGCCCCCATCGCCAGTGAAGAGTGAGAGCTCATTCATCTAATCTCCTCATAGCCCCGCCACCTCCACAAACGCCACGGCGAACATGAACACGCTGCCCACAAAAAAGCCGCCGAAGATCAGGACTTGGGCGGCCTCTTTCAGGTCTATGGTGATGGTCATGGCGTGCGCTCCATGGCTTCATCAATGGCTGCGTCCAGGCCCTCAACATGCAAATGCGATTTGAGGTCGCGCACCGCTATTTCGCCTCTCTCAAATCCGCGAAGCCACCGATACCGCTTAGCATCAGCCTCAGCAGCGATAAGTCGCTCAGCCAATTCATACAGCGCAGAGATGGGGCACGGAATCGAATCTATGCAGCCATCTGCCAACTCCGCCAACTGCTCATCACTGATAGGGGTTGTCATTTCCCTTCCTCCTGGCGGCGGTAGCCGGCGTCAAACAGGATTTCGCAGAACTGTTTACTCGTCATCGGCCAGTAGGAGCTGTTGTAGAGACCGAGCATCTCGCTGATGGCCTTCTCGCGCTCCTCGGCGGCGATCTGCTCGGTATCTTGCGGTCTAGCCTCGAATGTCGCCTCACGCTCTGGGGATACATCGCAGGTTAGAACGCCACGGACCCACACTTCTCTTCCTTCGCTCCAATAGGACCATCCATCCCCGTCTTTCCGCATCCAGCCTTCAGCGAAATCATATGATCTCGGTTCCCAATGCGTCGCACCCTCTGGTGCCGTGCTCCAGTCAATGCTCATACTCGTCTCTCCCTAACCAGTCGTTCAGCGTTCTCGATCAGCGTTGCTTCGAATGCGCGGAACCAGATGCGTTGGGCTAGTTCCAGGTCGCCTCGACGCACGGCAAGCAGCAGTTGGGTCATCGGGCACTCTTTGCTGTCGACCTCTGCAAGCCACTCCGGGACGAAGCCGGCGAAGCCGTAGACCGTGAACTCCGGCCCGATAAAGGGCCTCTCTTTCCGGTCATGGAACGGCACGCAATCACCGTCTTCACAGTTCAGAAGCTTGCCGACTTGCTCAGTGACATACTCGCGGTCGCCGTTATCGTCGGGCGGTAGTGCGCTGTCCCAGCGCTCCTGGGCGTATTTCAATGCGGTGTTCATGACATCACCCACACAGCAGCGCCGACATATTCGAACTCGTTCCAGTTCGCCCGGTAGTAGACCTGTCCGCCTGGCTTTCCATCAGATCCAAGGCCCTGAACATATCCTTGAGCGCCCCAGGACTTCGGCTCTGTAACGGTCATGATGCACCCGGCGAACATCGGGTTACTCACCTCTGGAGAGAGTTGAACCAAATCGCCGGCTTTGAGATTTAGTATCTTTTCCATGTCTCACCTCGCGTTCGCGTGCATGCGGCTGCGAATCGCCCGGATTCGAACCGGGTCATGTGGTTGCTGCACTATGCAGGAGAGGACTTGCACCTCCGCCTTGTCCCGTCGGACTTCATGATTGGCACCAAGCCGATTCGCATGCGCATACAGGCGAAAAAATGCCCGGACTTGCCGGGCTAAGAGGGGTAGGGTGGGGATGGCCTGGATGCCAGCCAGGCAAGCGGTGGAAAACGTCGACAGCGGCGTCATCAGTGGTGGAGAAACACCGACTCGCCGCTATTCGTACGCCCGCCTTGGCAGGCCCGCTTACTTCATCCCCATTGAAGGGTGGCGTCCTTGCCGGGGAAGTCAGTGAACTCGACAGAAGTCGACAGATTCGGAGTAGTAGCCGTTCGACTCGCCAAGCCAGCGGATCACTCCGAACTGCTGGCCGTGGTTCCAGTTCGAAGCCTGACGGTAGCGCGGGTCGGCGACCGAGAACGCGCCGTTGGTAGGGCCGGAGCGGGCAGCGATGGTACCGGCAGTGTCGTCCCACCCATGCACCCCCATGTAGCCGGAGCGGTACTCCGGCACGATTACCAGGTCGCGCAGGTAGCCATCCTCGATCGCCAGGTCGTTCAGGCTGCGCCAGTCGCTGCCGGCGCGTACCAGGGCGAGCCGCACCCATGTCCGCCACTGTAACGACGGCACTCGGTGCATCGGGCCTGCGGCCTCGATGTCGCCGGGAAGCGGCATGCGGCCGAGGATGTCGCCGACGGCGCGGAGCGACTTCTTCTCTGGCTCGTATAGGAAGGGCGGCACTTTCTCGACGTGGCGGGCGACAAGCAGGAAGCGCTTGCGGCTCTGCGCCAGGCCGCCCAGTTCGCCGCAGTCGTGGGTAGTCTCGGCCACGGCGTAGCCGAACCCGCCGAGCAGGCTGTTGATCTGGTCAAGCAGGTGCCGGCCGCGGCTGGCGAGGCGTGGGACGTTCTCGAAAACGATCAGCGGCACTGGGTCATCAGCCCATGCCTCGCCCATCAGCCAGATGCAGCGCAGCGTCAACTCGTTCAGCGCCTGGTACTTCGGGGTCAGGCTCATCTTCTCCGACAGCAGGCCGCTGGCGCCCTTGCAGGGCGAGCTGATGAACACGGCATCCGGTCGGCGCCCGCCGGCGGCGCGCCGAATATCCTCCGGGGTCGCCTCCCGCCAGCCTGCCGGCGGCTCCTTGCCGTGGAACCGCACGTACTGGTCGCGGGTGAAGAGGTCCAGCAGGGTGCCCGGGACGCCGGCCAGGCGTTCGAAGTCGCGCAATCCGGCTGGGTCCACGTCGATCCCGCCGAGGCAGACCCATTCGGCCTCGACATTGCCGACCCGCGGACGCGCCCGGTTGAAACCGGCGGCGCCGCCGCCGAGGCCGCAGCAGAAGTGGAAGTGGTAGAGGGTGCGCTTGATGATCATGCAGAGGGTTCCTTCAAAGCGAGAGTTCGGCCTGGCCGCTGCGCGTCCAGACCGGTGCTGAGTTGTGGGCTTCGATGCGATCGGCAATCACTGCTGCGCGTTGGCCAGCAGTCGGCGGGGGATAAATGCCGAACCTGCTGACACTGCCGCCGTTGACTGCAGCATTCGTGCTGTCCGCGCTCGCGAACGGCAGGCGGCCGAAAATCTTCGGGTCGAGCATCCGCAGGCCGTGGAGCCTGCAGGTCGGCCGCCCGCGGGCATCGCAGATGGAGTTCATGGCTGCGCTGATGCGCTTCCACCAGGGCGCCGTGCCGGGCGTAGCCCATTGGCCGGAACTGCCGAGGGCAACCGTCCGCCAGGCGCTGGCCAGGCGCTGTAGGCGCTCCAGGGATTCGTGCAGATGCCAGACCGGGACGCCCGGCAAATGCTCAGGCCACTGCTCGAGCAGCTGGTCGTTGGCTGCCTCGTCGCCGTCGATCACGTCAGGAATCAGCGCCCAGTCGAAGCCTGGGTGTCGACGCCAGTCGTCGACCCACCGGAGATAGCTCTCGACGTCGAGCGTTCCGCCCTTTTTCCAGACCGAGAACGCGCCGTTGTCGAAGCAGAAGCTCTGGCAGACCTCGGCAACGATGGCGACGTCGTCTTGGCGCGGAAACGGGACCAATGCATGCCGCCCAGCGAGGAAACGCGCGGCGTCCTGGCGAGTGCCACCGATTGGGGTGCCGTGGTAGTGGATCATCACGCCGGCAACCTCACGGTTTCGATCTCGACGCCCTGGTGAACGCCGACGATGCGGTGCTCGCCACCGAGTTGGGCCTGCAGGCGATCCGCGATCTCCTCCTGGAAGCCGCGTTTGATCAGAGCGGTTGCGGTACGGATGTGCTCGACGCGGATCATCGTGGGCGAGTAGATCTCCAGCCTGTAGATGATCTGCTCACCGTCCGCTGGGCACGTGGCGACGAAGGTATGACGGTAGGTGTTCATGCGGCGGATTCCTTATACGAACAGCAGCGGCTGTACCGCGCCGTCGGCGAAGACTTTGTCGAGAGGGGTGGTAGCGATTGGCTCGTCGCCGTCCCAGCCATCCGGCCATGTGCCGGCGGCGATCAGCTCGCGGATGCGGGCCTCTTCCTCGGCGTTGACCAGATCGATGCGAGGGCGACCGAGGCGGTCGGCTGCGGCGTTGCACTCGGCCTGGATGACCAGTACGCGCTCCAGCCCCATCAAGCGGGACTCCAGCAGGATCGGGCCCATACGCTGGGGGTTCGCGGCGATGCTGCCGTCCTTCAGCCGCTCGATGCCGGCCTTGCGCAGGCGGTGCTGGGGCTCGCGAAGCTCCCGCCATAGCTCTTTCAGGCCGCGCAGCGGCGCCAGGTATGCCCAGTGCGGCATGGCCAGCACTGTTTCGAGCGCCTTCTCCTCGCTGGCCAGCGGGCAACCGGTGCAGCCGGTTCGGGCGTTGATCTCTTCGGCCTCATCGCCGCCGTAGGCGTCGGCGATCATCGCGGTCGACCAGTCGCCGAACTCAGCGAGTGGGGCCCAGTGCTTCAGCCACTCCCAGACGTGGCAGACGCGCCAGTGCAGGAGTGGGGCCAGCGTGGCGAGCCGTCCCTTGAGGCCCTTTGCCTCGGGTAGCACCTTCTGGTACCAGCCCTGGCCGCACTCAGCGCCGTCCTTGCCGCAGGACATCTCGATCCGCTTGTCGCGGATGGCGCTTTCGCCCTGGCGCACGCCAGTGATCATCAGCACGTTCCCGTCGAGCGCGGCCAGGCGTTGCTCGAGGGCGGCCTGCATCGGGTCGATCTTGATCTGGCGGGTGCACCAGCGCAGGGTGTTGTTGTTCGGCGGAGGCACGCCGCGGCCCAGGATGTAGACCATGAAGCGCTTGTCGAGCGGGGCGCACACCACCTCTACGTGGATGCCGCGGTCCCGCAACTCGTCCATGATCTGGTGCGCCGCGGTGGCCAGCGGCGGCAGCTCCTGCCGGGTGTCCGCGTAGAACACGGTCAGCGTCTTCGGCGCTTTGATTCGGCCGGTGTCGATCAGCCAGATCAGCAGCGTTAGCGTGGTGGTGCTGTCCTTTCCCCCTGACCAGGCCACCGCCCAGTGCTCATGATCGGCGCCGTAGGCCTGCATGCTCTGGATGGTCAACTCGATGCTCTCGGTCATCTGCAGCCGCTGGGCGCCGGCGGCGAAGATGTCGCTTTGGCGTGGGCTGGCCAGATTTGCGGAGGCGGGTTCGGGGGCGGTCTTCGTCAGGGCGGGGAAATTGACGGCCAGCGTTCTGCCCTCCGCGTACCCGCTGGTGCATTTGAGGATCACATAGCCTTGGGCGTGGCTGCTCAGCACGATCCCGCGGCAGCGATGCTTCTCCCGGTAGAGAAAGCTGACCTCATCGTCCGGCGCGAATACTGCCTTCGTGGTCATGCGATGGGCTCCTTGGTGTCGTGGAAATAGGAAACAGGCACTGGACGCCGCCCTGCCTGACAGGGCGGCCCACGAGGCATGGTTGAATCGCCCACAGGGCGGCGTCCGGTGCGTGCTTGCTGGAAGAGAAAGCGCCCCGGGTGGGGCGCTGTATCGATGGTCAGGCCGCAGCCTGGTGCTGCTGGTCGGCGAGTTGCCCGGCGTCGATCCAGACCGCTTGTAGCCAGGCCGGCGTCTTCGCCATCGGTTCCTTGAGCGTGCCGGCGACGATCAGCGTGTCGATCTCGCCGCCGGCGGCCAGGCTCTGGAACAGCTTCATCGCCTGCTGAGTGCGGGCAGGGACATCCAGTACGTCGAAGCGATCCAGCAGCGCCAGGCGCAGGCCGGAGATCGTCGCGATGGCCAGGGCGATGGTCGCGTCGCACCGCCAGCGTTCGGACTCGGACAGCAGGCCGTACAGTCGACCGCCGAACGTGACATCGATGTCGGCGCTGATCTGTACCGGCGACCAGCCGGCAATGCCGGACAGGCGCTGCAGCAGCTCGTTCACCGGCCCGATCGCGTCGGCCAGGATCTCCGCCGGGATGCCCGTGGGGGAAAGGGCATCGGCCAGGGCGCTCCAGGCGCAGACCTCGGCGTGGAAGCCGGCGGCCTGCTTGATGACGTCCTGGCGCTGCGCGGCGCCGCCGGTCTTCACGTCGGCGATGCCGACGCCGTGGCTATCGCGCTTGATGCGGGCGCGGTCGAGCTGGCCGGTCAGGCGGACGATGACCTCGCCGCCGCAGTCGATCTCCATCGGCTTGGTCGTCAACTCGACGGCGACGAAGTCGTAGTGCGGGCTGATGTCGTTGCAGTACTTCGTGTGCAGCGTCAGTCCGGTGGACTCGGCTTCGCGCGGGCTGATGTCGGAGCCGCGCCAGTCGACCTCGAACTCCGGCTGCTGCAGCGTGTGCACCAGCAGTTCCGAGGCGTCGTAGGCGCTGATCGGCTCGCCGTTGACCCGTGCCGCGTCGAACGCGGCGGTGCTGGCGTGGATCGCGGTACCGAGCAGCGCCCGGGGGGATGAAGGGCTGCGCATCTTCAGGAGGTGTACGCCCTCCCACTTGAACGCGCAGTCGAACAGCGCGCCCCAGGACGAGGCGCGCACGGTGATGGTTTGCATGGTTGGCTCACTTCCCGGCGATGGGTGCCGTGGCGGGTTGTTCGGCGGTGATCAGGCCGCCCCAGGCTGGGGCGAAGATGAGCAGGATGTAGAAGGCGGTCATGGCCAGGGCGCCGAGGAGGGTGCCTTTACGCTTCGCGTTCACGGCGCACCCCCAGGCACTTCCGGCCGCGCTTGATGGTCAGCGCCATGCGACGCGGCAGGTTCACCACCAGGGTCTCGCGCGGCAGGCCGAGCACAGCGGCGATATCGGCGCCGGCCGGCATCACCAGGTCGTCGAGCTGGTCGTCGATGATCGAGCGAACGGGGCGGGTGGTCATAGGTCGATGCTCCTCAGTTCTTGCTGTCTCGCATCCGCTGCGGCGTCGAGCCGGCGGCGCATGTCGTCGTATTGCCGGGTACCGATGGCGTCGAGGGTGTAGGCCATCTCGATCTGGCCGCGCCATACCAACTGGTCGTGGCGCGGGATCACCGACCGACGCATTGCGACGATCGCTTCCTCGATCACGCCCTCGGCGCGTTCATTCGCCCAGGCCATCGTCGGCCTCCTGCTCTTCGTCCTCGGGCTCCGGTTCCGGCTCCGGCTGGTCCCAGAGCGGGTCGACGGCACGGTCGTAAGCGAGTTGCGCGTTGCTGAAAGCCGCGCGGTTGCGGCGCTCGCGGTATGTCCACATCATCCCCACCTCGCTGAACTGGTGTAGATCGCTTCCAGGTACTGGTCGCAGATGCGTTTGGCCCGCTCGCACCGGTCAACGTCGAAGAGTCCGAAGTGGCATTCGGGCGGCGTGATCTGGAGTTCAGTGGCGAGCCAGGCGTAGGCCTGACTGCGCGTCATCAGCTTGTCGCGCCAGATGCGTTCGAATGGCCGTTTGCAGCGGTTGCGAGCGTCGCGCAGCGGCTTGTCGGCCAGCGTTCCCAGCGGGATGTCGGTGTCGGGATGCAGGCCCACATAAGCGCCGCAGCCCGTGCCACTGCAGGCGTAGGCATACGGCCAGTCGCCGTACTCTCGGCCGTAGATCACCCGGTTGCTGACCAGACGGACCAGGCCGCCGCAGTGCGGGCAGCCGGTGGGGATTGGCTGAGGATGCTTGATGCGCTTGAGCGCGCCGCGGCTTACGTGCGGCAGCGGTGCCGGCGGCACCAGTTTCTCCGGGCTGTTCGCTCGTGGGTCGATCATTGCGTGTGCTCCGTGGTTCACCTGCATTCGGCAGCACCCAGGCACACGGCAGTCGCGCCCGGTGAGGCGCCGTGGTGGGTGCTCTCGAATGGAGGTTGAAAAAAGCCCGGCCGGAGCCGGGCGAAGAGAGGGAACGCTGCATGCGCAGCGGGGAGTGGTCTGGCCGGTGCTGATCTCCGGCGTAGCTGGAAGCTTCGATGGCATAAGGCCAACCCATCACCGTCCAACCCAGTCGTCTGTGACGCACCTACGCTACAGCTATGCGCTCAGACCACTCTCCGCTACGCCCTGGCTCCGCCAGGAAAGAGAAGGGCGCCGCCAAGCGCCCTGTCTCCACTTACATGCACCGCCTTATGTGAAAGCGGTTGGGTGCAGGCTCGACCGCATGTTGGCGATCTGCCGTTGGGGCTGGGCTACATGGTGAGGTCCTCCGTTGTACGCGCCGTTGGACCGGCGGGCGCTCGCCGTGGGTTAAACACCTGGGAATGGGCCAGGCGCCGAAGTCAGGAGATCGCGGTGCAGGCCCGCAACGCGACCGGCGCCGACTGGCCTTCGATCCAGATAACCGCCGCCCCGCCAAGCGACACGCTGGCCCGGCCGACGGTGCGGGTGCGCTTCGGTTCGGCCCCGCGGTACGGGCGGTACTCGATCAGCGCTGGCGCCGGGTGCTCTCGGTTCCAGGCTTCGACCAGTTCCGCCGGCGGCACCGGACGGACGTTGCCGATCTGCTGGTAGATCTCGGAGCGGTGGATGGCGACGTCGTCCGGGGCGGTGATGCCGAGGCGCACCTGGTCGCCTTGGCTGCCGAGGACCGTGACGGTGATGTTGTCGCCGATATGCAGGGTTTGGCCGGGTCTTCTGGTCAAGATCAGCATGGTGTGACTCCGTTCGGGTGGTAGTTGGCGTTTCTGCCGCCTGGACCCCTAGCCCAGGCGATCCGGGACGACCTCCATTGCCTCGGCGACGATCTTGTGAGCCCCTTCGGAGTCCACCGTGGCGAACCCCTTTTCGGCGTGGTCCCACTGCTCATCCTCGTCGCCGGGGAAGTTGCTGCACGCCACTGAACAGACGCCAAGCCCGTCGGGCTTGAAGTAGAGGCGCACCTCCGGGCCGTCGTCCCCGCGATCAAGCATCACGAGCACCTGGCCCAGGTCTTCGAACTCGAAGAGCTTCGCGAAATAGTTCATGTCCTTTCCTCGGTGAGGCCCTGCTACCGGCAGGGCGGCGGGCTACTGATGGAGGACGCCGCGCCCGAACGGCTTGAAGCAGCATGCGCATACAGGAACGCCAGTTTCCTGTTCCAACTCGATGCTGCGTGCGGTGCTCCGGTAAGTGTTCGCGGCGAAGGTCAGGCCGGCGCGCTCAGCCTCATCCGCTGCCTGTAGCCATCCAGCAATCGCTGGGTGCGGGACTGGCTTAGGCGCCAGTTCGATTTCGATCTGCATCGTCTGCCCTCCAGGGCGTGTTGACTTCCCGTCTGGCCCTCGGTGGAGGGCCAGCCAGTGAAATCGGTGTTTCTCCCGCGTTCGCCTGCTGGGCTTCTACAACCCGCGGGTCTTTCGTCATTGCTGTCATTCCCCTGACTGCGGCGCCGATTGCCGCGCGGCACAGCCAGGTTCCTGCCCATTACCGCCGGGGTGGCGGGGCGCATTGCTTTCCGGGTCATTCGCTCGGTTCGGTCTGGTCCTCGTCCGCCGCAGGTTCTTCCTGCGTTGCCCAGGCCCGCATTGCCTGAGCGCGGATCGCCGGTCGCCGGTAGAGGCAATGCGATCTGTTGTTGATGTGTTGTGCTGTCGGGTTGTGAAAGAGCGCGGCTCGGTGGCCTGGCCAGCGGTGTGTTGCTGGCGTTGGAGATAAATTAGCAGTGCTGTTATTAGGTGGTCAATAGCACTGCTGATATTTTTCTCGCGCCCATGAAAAAGCCCGCGCTAGGCGGGCTTGGGAACGTCTCTGTCTGCTATAGGCCTGGGTAGCCTGTTGGGTCGAACTCGAAAACGCGCTCTCCTGCCTGGAAGAACTCTATGGCGATCCGGAAAGGCTTGCCCGATTTGACGATGGACTCCAATTGCTTAGCGTCCCGAACGAACATGAGGTCGCTGTCGTTGGTGGAGCTGCGGACCCCGGTCCACTTTTGCGCCTTGCCTTCACCGACCCGAAGAACGAACCCGCAGTCTCGATAACCGCACTGCATCTGCCCTTTGGTGATCTTGAGGAAGGCGTCCAGGTCTTTGCCCTTCTTGCGGAAGGTGAGGCTCAGGAACGAACCCCCTGCAACCCGATATGGGAAATCGAAGAGGGTTGACGTCTTCGACTGGAGCGTGAGCATTGTGGTTACTTCATCACTCATCGGGTCCTTGTATTCATGGCGCTCCCAAGGGGATTTAGTAGTGCTTGTGGCTGCCGATTGCGAACTGGATGGTCGCGACTGACCCGCATCGCCGGAGGAGCCGATCCCCGTTCCAAACTGCCAGGCGATAGGCAGGACGATGAATATCACAAACAGCCAACCGATGACGCCAACGCTCTTTGGTACCTTTGCACCGCACGATGGGCAGGCTTTGGCTTTGTTCGACACCTGGGCGCCGCATTCCTTGCACTTAATCAGGGCCACGGAAAACTCCTCGATGTGTAATGGCTAGGTGATTCTATTCGGAGGGGACTGGAGAGGGTAGCCACAGTTTGGCTAGGCGGGCTTTGGTCCTGGTGTCAGGCGTGAAGGTCGGCACTCTATCGAACTCACCGCCGGGGCGGTCATCTGCTCGGTGCTGAGCCGGGAGGGAAGGGCGGGAACGAAAAGGCTGCGCCGGGGAAGGTTCCGGCGCGGCCTGGTCCTTTCGGTGTTGTGCCTTCAAGGACGCCTCAATGTATCAAATGCGCGGCTGATGTGAAAAGGCCGCACGGGAATCGAGGCGCGGCCTGTTGCCGGGCTGCTGTCTTTCTTGGCCGGCGGAGGGCATCTGTCAAAGGCGGGCGGGGACGAAAAGCCCTGCGGGTGCGGGGCTTTGATCAATGTAGCGCTGGGCTGTAGTGCTTCTCGAAATCCGTCAGTCGTATCGTGCTGGCGATGTCTCCTAGTACGCTGATTTCTGCTTCGGCCCGCTCTTCTTGACCTCGATCATCGACGATAAACAGCAACTTAAGCGGATCTTCGCTGCGGTTAATGAGAACGGCTTTCCTAAGTCGAGCGTTCACCGACTGCGCCACAGGTCGGATTGCATCAACATAAGTATCTCCCCACAGGAAGTCGAAGGATATCTCGTTCTTCCCAATGGACACGGTAGCGTTCCTGACCAGTTGCTTCTCTGGCGCCTTGGCGCGGAGCAGCATCTCAATCTCTGACGTGAGAGAGAAGTCAGTATCGCCCTCACTGAAACGCTCGTCTTCCCAGGCGGCGATAGCCGCAAAGAGTTTGAGGATGCGGCCGCCCCATTCGGCCATATCCGATTGGAGGAACACAGCCTCAAACGATCCCGACTCGGTCAGGCTAAACCCATGCTTGATGGCTAGATTCTCCAGACCTTTCCAGTTTCGCTTATCGCCGAGCTGATACCCCAGGCCGCTGAGAGCGAACATGGTGATCCCATCGTCAGTGAACTCAACCAGTTCTCCGCGGGGTATTAGGTAGAAATCCAGAGGTTTACCACCAGGGAGCACGATCGGAGTGCTGATATAGGTGGCCATGGCTCCGCCGGCCTGGACTGCCTGACAGTGCCATCCAGCTTTAGTGAAGAACGTTGAGCAGCCGAGAGTAGCCATGGATCACCCAAACAAATCATCAGTGAACGGAGCGCACAACTGACGGTGGTCATTGTCCAGGATTCTAGCGTGTCTGCGGAATCGCTCAATCCACCGATTGACGGTCGGCCCATCTAAATTGGCATGGACAATACGTGTGATCTGATCTAGCCGCGGATCGCCCAAATGGATGTGTGGTCCGAAGAAAACCACTCCATTCTCTGAATGCGAGCGTTCATGTTTGGGATAGATCTCTAGCATGAAGACCCTGCGCATCTCTCGCTGTTCTCGATACATGAGACCGTAGCTGATCCGATCGCCCATCCTTCCAGGGCGATATTCTCCCTTGAATAGCAAACGAGGCAGAGTGACACGGCTTTCGTCCAGTAAAGCGCTGGTCGCTTCAAGCCATCCACTGTGATTTGGCCGCTCTCCCCATTCCAGCTCTTCGGAAAGGTATTTGATCTTTTTGCACCAATCCCGGCACTCATCAAGCCAAGTGGCCTTGTTCACTCCCTTGCTCCTTCGGCTATCTGACAACCGATCCCTTCAATTGCTCCATCACTCCCTTATGACCCGCCCATAGCTACAAATCCCCACCCCGCCAGATGACCTTGCCTATGATGCGGTGCTCGTCGTTGTCTTCACGCGACAGGTTACGGTCTGGAAACTCGGCCTTATCCTCGTTGTCACTTCGGATTATCCAGCGGCCAAAAGTGGATGAAACCAGCCTCTTGACGATGGCTCCATCAGATCCAGCGAGCACGAAGACCTGGTGGTCTTCAGGCTCAATCTTAGATAAATCAACGAGGAGCACATCACCATCGTTGATGGTGGGCTCCATGCTCTCACCATCCGCATAAATGACGGCCAAGCTCTTTGGGCTGACGCCCTTCGCCTTGAGCCACTCCCGCTTAAAAGCCAAGGTGGCTCGAATCTCAACATGCGGGTTCTCACTTCCTAAACCGGCCGCTGCCTTGGCATCGTACTGAGGCACGAAGGCGTATCGCTCCTCGCTCAGGTCGGCAGCATCAAGACGATCCGGGAATGGCGCATTCGCGGCTTCGCGCTCAGGCGCCTTGACTCCATCTTGGTGACTGGCGCGCCTGATTCCAGAAGCCAGGGTTGGGCTCACCTCCGACGGCTCAAACTGAAGATGCTCGGCGAGCCTGACAAGAGCCTCAAGGTTAAGCGCAACGCGTCCAGTCATGTATTGACTGACGGTGCTTTGCCCGGACTTCCAGCCGCATTTTTCACCCAGCTCAGCCTGGTTCAGTATTGGATTGTCACCGCGTTCACGCGATTCCTTGACTCGCTTCTTGTAGATGGCCTGGAGGCGCTTAGCGTCGTCCAACTGGGATTGCGACAGAGGGGTTCTTACGGGCTTTTTCATCCGAGTGATTAAGTAGCAGAGCTGATATTTATGCAAACAGCACTGCTGCTGTTTTGCTTGAAAAATCAATAACAGCAGTGCTAATGTGTGTGCAGGACTCCAGCGAGAGCACACCATGAAGACCGTAACCCTCATTGAATACCTGGCTGAGCACGGCACGCAGGCTGATCTGGCCAAAGGGCTTGGCGTGCAGCAGAGCGCTATCTCTCAGATGCTCCGCGCCAAGCGGAACATAACCATCACGATCCGTGACGACGGGAAGTTGGAGGCTGTTGAAACGCGGCCGATCCCGGCGCGCAAGGCCGTTGCCTGACCCCGACCAATCTACCGGCCGGGAGGCCACAAAGCATGCGAAGCGAATCGCACACCCTGATCTCCACACTGCTCAGCGTGGTGAACCAATGGCGCCGCCGCGAAGGCTGGAGCCGCGAGACCGTGGTCCAGCACATCGTGGAGGCTCACGAACGCATCAACGCTCATATCGCCACCGGAATCGTATTCGATCCTCCCTCGCGTGATGCGATGGACAGGATGAAGGCGAATGCCGATCGGGTGTTCCGCTGGCTGGATGACTCCACGAAGGACAACAACTTGCTTCCGGCAAATTTCCTGCCTTCGATCCTGGCCGCTCTCCCGAACGATCTGAAGATTCAGGCTTTGGGCGACCTGCTGACCCCGGTCGGGGTATCGGTTCGCCTGATCGATGGAGAGGGCGGCGAGCGGGAAGTGCTCTGCATGCTCCGATCCCTGATCAAAGAGAACGGCGAAGCACAGCAGGCAATTGCGAGCCTGGTTGATGGCGCCGATGAAGGTGAGCTGCAAGAGGCTCACCGTGAACTCTCTGAGTCTCGCGCCGCGACAGACGAGGCTCTGCGGATGATTGACCAGATGCGGCGCAAGCCTCGTCTGGTGAGCGCCTGAGCATGCGCCCTCGTCTCACGAGGTCTGACTACGCCGCAATGGCTAACGCTGCTGAAGAGCTGGCGGGAATGGGTTCGAGTGAGTGGAGGCGCAGATACAACAAAGCCCTGAGCGACTACTACAGGGCTTTGTCGGTGCGTGCATCGGTGGCAGCCGAATCACGCGTGGGGAAACAACATCAGGTGACAGGTGAATTATGCAACCTCGAGCGCTGACTTACAACGCCTTGGAGCTTCGTCCGGTGAAGGACTCCATTGCCATCTGCCAGGGTGGACAGATCGTGATCGTCACTCTGGATCAACTCCACCAGTTCACAAGCGATCTCTGCATTCTCGCCGCCTCCATGCGCGAAGACATGCGCAATCCGTTGGAGGACGAATAGTGCATTACTTCAAGCGGAACATTGGCGATTACCACAAGAAGGCAGGCCGGCTTTCGATGCTGGAGCACGGTGCGTACACGCTCTTGATGGATGCGTGCTACGACCGTGAACGATTCCCCACCAGGGATGAAGCAATCGATTGGTGCTGGGCTCGTAGCGCTGAAGAAATCGCGGCTGTCGAGTTCGTTCTCAACAGATTCTTCGTGCTGGTTGATGGCCGCTATACCCAAGAACGGATCGCTGAAGAAATCGAGTCGTTCTATCAAAAGTCCGAGAAAAACAAGCAGATAGCTCTTGATCGCGAGGCAAGGCGCAGGGCGGAGCGTGCACGTAACGAGCACGAAACGTGCACGGATGGTCACCTAACCACTAACCAAGAACCACTAACCAAGAACCAAGAGCAAAAAGAAAAACCTCTTGTGCCATCTGGCGATGACACGGCGGGTTATCCGGCTGAGTTCGAAGCGTGTTGGGCGAAGTACCCGAAGCGTGCTGGCGGTAATTCCAAGAAGGCCGCCCACAAGGCCTGGGCAGCGCGAATCCGGGAAGGTGTGACAGCCGATGCACTGGATACCGCCGTGCAGGCCTATGCCGCCGAGATGATCGCCAAGGGCAAGATCGGCACCGAGTACGTCAAGCAGGCCGCGACGTTCTTCGGCCCGAACGAGCACTGGCAGGAAGCCATGCAGCCGGCGAACGTCCATCCGATCCGCAAAGGGCTCGGACCGGACGGCAAGTTGCTGCCGGGTTACTTCTGGCACGAAGCCGATATCGACCTCCCGGTCGAGAAGCGCCGCATCCTGAGCGACGAAACTCACGATCGTGCCTCCGGATATCGCTGGGACTACCTGCGCTCCAGGGGGCTGGCATGACTCCCTCGCAGATCGCCCAGCGCCTTGCAGATCGCGTGATTGACGTTGCTCACCACCTGCTGCCCGGTGGCAAGCGTGAGGGCTCGGAGTGGCGCGTAGGCAGCGTGAACGGCGAGAAGGGCCAGAGCCTGGGGGTTCACCTCAAGGGCGAGAAAGCAGGTGTCTGGTGCGACTTCTCGACCGGTGAAACCGGCGACTTGCTGGACCTGTGGCGTGCAGTTCGCAGTTGTGACATGGGCACTGCACTCACCGAGGCGAAATCCTACCTGGGGATCGCCGAGCCCAAGCTCGAAGCACCGTCGAGGAAGGCCTACGTCCGGCCTGATCGACCGAAGTGCAAGGCGCCTGCCGATGAGTCTCCGGTCATGGCTTACCTCGCTGGCCGTGGGCTCAAGCCGGAAACTATCGCGGCGTTCAAGATCGGCGAGAAGGGCCGCGACATCGTGTTTCCGTTTCTGCGCGACGGCACCCTGATCCACTGGAAAACGCTGTGCATCGACCGCGAGAACGGCAAGAAGAAAATCTTTGCCTCGAAGGATTCGGAGCCGTGCCTCTTCGGCTGGCAGGCGATTCCGGAAGGCGCCCGAGAGGTGACCATCACCGAAGGCGAGATCGATGCCATGACCGCCTGGCAGTACGGTCGTCCGGCGTTGTCGGTGCCATTTGGGGGCGGCAAGGGCGAGAAGCAGGCGTGGATCGAGCACGAATACTCGCGGCTCTCCCGGTTCGACGTGATCTACCTCGCCATGGACAACGATGAGGCTGGGAAGCAGGCGACCGAGGAACTGATCAAGCGTCTGGGGCGTGAGCGCTGTCGCATCCTGGACCTGGGCTGCAAGGACTTCAACGAAGCCCTGGACGCCCTGTTCTACACACGAGACGACATTGACGACTGCTACGCCAAGGCCAAGACCCTTGATCCGGAGAAGCTGGTAGGAGCCGAAGCCTTCGCCGATGACGTTTGTGCTGAGTTCTTTGAGCGCAACCCGGTGGTAATGGGGATGGCGACCCCGTGGGAGAAGTCTCACGACACCATTCGGTTCCGCGACAGCGAGGTCACTATCTGGACCGGGTGGAGTGGGCACGGGAAATCCCAGCTCCTGAACTACCTCGCCTTCCACGGCATGCGCCAGGGCGAAAAGTTCTGCATCGCCTCAATGGAGATGCCAGCTAAGCGCACCCTGCAACGCATGGTTCGCCAGGCGGCGGGAATGAACCTGCCATCTCGCGGATACATCCACGCGATCCTGGAGTTTCTAGGAGGTCGGCTGTGGATCTACAACCAGATGGGTTCTGCCAATACCGCCGAGATGATCGACACCTTCCGCTATGCCGCTCGGCGATACGGGGTGAAGCAGTTCGTCGTCGACAGCCTGGCGAAGCTGGGCATGGCCGAGGACGACTACAACGGCCAGAAGCAGGCCATGGAAGCCATCGTCGGGTTTGCCCACGAAATGGGCGTCCACGTCCATTTGGTTGCCCACCCGCGCAAGGCTGACGACGAGACAAAGCTTCCAGGAAAGCTCGACGTTCGTGGTGGCGCAATCCTTACCGACCTGGCCGACAACGTGATCACCGTTTGGCGCAACAAGAAGAAAGAAGTCGCCATGAAGGACGGTAGCGAAGAGGACCGCGCGTACTACGCATCTCATTCCGACGTGAAGATGGTCATCACCAAGCAGCGCCTGACCGGCGTCGAGGAAACCATCCCGCTCTGGTTTGACCCTGCGTCCGCTCAATACATGGAGCGCGAAGGCCACAAGCCGCGCCAGTGGATTGAGTACTCCGGAATCCCACAACAACAAGCCGATCAGGAGGCCGCATGAAGCGCTGCTGGAAGGTAGTTCTGCCGGGCCGCCCGGCGTTCACGATGATTCTGATGGAGGACTGCGACCCGCTCGCTGTCGTGAAGAGCATTTGGCCTAAAGGGAGGATCGAGCAGTGACGCCCGCAAAACAGGAGTCCCTCATGCAGGGACAGACCGGCATCGCGAAGAAGGTCTACGAGTGCGTACCGATCTCTGAGCCCTGGCGTTCGTTCCAGGTACTCACCGCGCTCCGCAACATGACCGGGAGCACGCCGGACGTTCGGATTGTCCAGGGCTGTCTGCGCGATCTGGTCGATTCCGGACTGATCCGCCGCACTGGTACTGACCACTACCAACGAATCCAAGTCGAGAAAAAGACCAAGCCTCAGGAGCCGAAGATGGGCGAACCCGCGAAGAAGATCGAAACCCAGCCCGAGCCGAAGCGCTCTGCCTCCCCGCTGGAGATGCTGGGCGAACTGGCAAACGAGCTTGCCGGCATGGCCGAGCACATGAAGCGCCTGTCTGATCGCATCGAGGACGTCGCGTTGGCAGTTGAGCAGGAGCGCGAATCGAACGCTAAGTCGATGGAAAGCTATCGCCAGCTCAAGGCACTACTGAAGAGCCTGCAAGGGGAGGGCGAGTGACGTGGATATCGTAGACATCGCCAATGACTACGCCGAGCGTGAACTTGCTGAACGGCTTAATGCCCGAGTCCAGTACATCCATTACTTGGGGGAGAGCCTGGCCGACTGCGAGGACTGCGGAGAAGAGATTCCCGTAGCGCGGCGGGCACTCGTTCCTGGGGTTCGTAAGTGCCGGGAATGCGCGGAACTGGCTGAGCGGAGGGCAAGCCATGGCTGACAAGAAGATCGACAAGTTCTGGACTTACATGCTGGCGGCAATCATCGGAATGAGCTTCGCCGCGCTGGCTATCCATCTCTATGACCGATTCTCCGGGAATGGAACAGCCTGGAACTTCTACAGCCCCAACACGGACATGACCTGCCTTGTCGCTCGTAGTCATGGGCAGGAAGTTATGGCTTGCCTTCCCGGTGATCGCCGGCAGGAGGCGGACCGTGGCTGAACTCGCTCTCATCCGCACAGCCCAGGGCCTGGTCCCGGCAACCGAGGCAGATCGCGAAACCGTTCAGAAGTGGAAGGCCGGCCAGGTCGTCCACGGGAAATTCACTCGGATGCGCAATGCCAAGTTCCACGGCAAGTTCTTCGCCATGCTGGATCTCGCATGGGAGTACTGGGAACCGAAAGGTGGTCTTGTGCCGCGCCAGGAGATGCGTGGCATTCGTGGGCTGGCCAAGTACTTCGAGGATCTGAATGGGCGTCCTGGCCAATTGCAGAACGCCGTCGCTGCGTACATCGCCAAGCTTGAGGCTGATCGCGCCGACCGCTTCCCGGCAGTCGAGAAGAGCCGCGAGGCGTTCCGCGAGTGGATCACCATCGAGGCCGGTCACTTCCACCTGATCCATACGCCTGACGGCGTTCGCAAGGAAGCCAAGTCGATCAGTTGGGCGAGCATGGACGACACAGCTTTTGAGCCGCTTTACCGCGACGTGTTTGCCGCCTGCTGGCGCTTGGTGCTGTCCGCGCACTTCGAGACCGAGGCGGACGCCCAGGCCGCCGCCGATCAGTTGGGGAGTTTCGCATGAGAAAGTTTAAGTCTGGAGACATGGCGCTGGTCGTTGGCGGCAATCTGCTCTTGGGGTGCGAAGTGGAGCTCATCAAGTGGGTAGAGCCCGGCCAGACGTGGGCTGTCATTCGCGGGACGGAGTACGTGCTTGATCCATCCGAACCCGGCGGCGGCTGGCATGTGAGAAACGCGACGGATACCGGCATCAAGGAAGAGCGTTTCCTAATGCCCCTACGCGGCGACTTCCAGCCCGAGCAGCAGAAGAGCAGGGAGGTGGAAGCATGAGCTACTGCCGTTGGAGCAGCGATGATTTCAAGTGCGATGTTTACGTCTACGAAAGCGTAGCCGGTGGCTTTGTGACTCAAGTGGCTGCCAATAGGGTGGTTTTCAAGGAGGAACTTCCTGCCCAGATCCCTTTCGACCCTGAATACGTGAAGGAATACCTGGAGCGTCACCACAAGGTGATGGCGATGGTTGGTGCGGCTGACCGTGTGCAGATTGGTCTCCCGCATGACGGCGATAGCTTCGATGATGCCGATCAAGAGGCCTGCGCAGACCGGCTTGAGTATCTGAAAGAGCTTGGCTATCGCGTTCCGCAATACGCCATTGACGCACTGCGCGAAGAGGTAGAGGCATGAGCGGATCGAAGGTTGTTCGACTGTCCATCGGAAGCTTGCTGGTCGCTGCATTGATTGCCTACACGCAAACCTCCACTCCGGTGAACGGATGGATTGTTCTGCTCATGGGGACCGCCACTCTGTGGCTCGGCTACTTCGCGGGAGAAGAGCTATGAGCCGCAGCTTGTTCTTCCGCGCCATGCGGAGAGTTCCTGTTCGGCCAAGAGCGCTGATTGTCCTGCTGATCATGATCGCCTTTGGCTGGGTGCCGCTTGTGGTGACTGTATGCGAGGCAGTCGGCGAAGGGGTTCGGGCCTGCCGGCAGGAATCGTCCAGGCTCTACGGCGACTTCAGCAAAGCCTTCACCGACTGCTGGAAAGCCTTGGTTTCGGGGGAGCCTCAATGAGCCTATCCGCCAGCCAGCCCAAACCGAAGAAGTGCCAGAACCCTGAGTGCGGCGCCGCGTTCGTCCCTCAGCGCCTCGGGCAGCGCGTCTGCTCCCCAGCCTGCGCTCTGGCCATCAAGGACAGGCACTCCAAGCCGGCGCGGAAGGCCATCGCTGACCGCAACCGCCGGGAGATCAAGGCGCGTAAGGAGAAGCTGAAGAATCACAGCGATTTCGTGAAGGATGCCGAGAAGGCGGTTCGTGACTACCGGCGAACCTACGAACTTTCCATCGGCAGCGGCTGCATAAGCTGCGGCAAGTCTCAGGCCGAGGTACTGGCCGAACAAGGCTGGAAGACTGGAGGCGCATTCGACGCTGGGCATTTCCTCGGCAAGGGGGCAAGGCCCGAGCACCGCCTGGAGCCATCCAACATATGGCTTCAATGCAAGGCATGTAACGCCGGCTCCAGCAAGTACGCCAGGAAGGGGCTTACCGTTTCCCAGGGCTTCCGTGAGGGCTTGATCGAACGCATCGGCCTGGAAGCTGTAGAGGCTCTGGAAGCCGATCACCGTCCCCGCAAGTACACCAACGACGAACTGAAGGCGATCACCGCCGAGTACCGCGCCAAGCTGCGCGAACTGAAGAGGGCAACGGCATGACCAAAGAAACTCTGACCATCGTTCTCTTCAGCATAGGGAGCGGTCTCATCGGTTATGCGATCGGTATTGCTGCCGCCTGGCTGGGCAACTGGTTCACCGACGGTTATCACCCGCTGCTGCTGTCGAACATGGTCAGCACGCCAGGTGCTGAGGATGGTGAGCGCGCCAACGAATACCCCGATTATCTGGAGCCTCCGAGAGGCTGTTTCGGCATGTGCTGTGCTGGATGTGATGCTCGCTCGCAGGTCAACTCCAGGAGCAAAACAGTCAGCGAACAGACAGACCAATCTTACGTTTTAAACGCCGTGCTCAGCGCTCAAGGGGGCGAATGATGATCTACACCAGCATTCGGTCGGCAGTCGTCTCTGCCTTGGCGGCGGAAACCATCGACAACACTGCAAAGCAAGCCTGGCAGAAGCTCTACCAGCCAGGGTATGCAGAGAGCGAGGGTTTAGCTGGGCTGATCAGGGGCTCGAACACTTCAGGCATCAAGCGCATAGACGCTGATTGCTGGGTGCATGCCCGGCTGCACAGCCAGCTCAAGCCGCGGCACTGGAACGCGCTTGTGGCGAAGTACAGCACTCACAAGGCAAAGAAGGTCGAGTCCATCAGTGCGCTGGTGCCAGTTATTGCAAGCCACGCGCCTCAATTATTCGTGATGAAGGCCGTAACTGCCTGGGCGATCCCGCAGTTGAAGGGAGTCGAGGGGAAACGTTCCAGCGACATGATCGTCCTGCCTCAGCAGTTCTATGACATCAACTCTTGGGATTCCCAGGGGTTGAACAGGACTACCTACTGGAGGTGGAAGAAAAGTGTCGAGCGAACCCTGGATGAAATGATCAACGAGGCACTTAATGATTCTGAGAATATTCTTCGAAGAGAAGGCATTTTGATTGCAGATGTGGCTTGACAGTGGCGCAACAATGCAACAAACTTTTCCCATCCTGCTGATCTTGCGCGTTTGAGGATTGGCGGCTTTGAGGCCCTGGCATCTGCCGGGGCTTTTTGTTTCGGCGCAGGGTGGAGAAGTGGTCATCTCGCCGGGCCCACAACCCGGAGATCGCTGGTTCGAATCCAGCCCTTGCTACCAACACGAAGGCCCAGCCATACCAGCGGACCTTCCCGTTCCCAGCCCGACGCGGAGTTCTGAAATGTCTGCTGAATCGAAAGATGTTTGGCTGCTCAAGGGAATCGGCGGTGGCGCGCTGGTCCTGCTGCTCCTGGTTGGAGCGGTAGTAGTTCTGATCTGAATCCTTCTGGGTTGCGACTACGCGGCCGAGGATGGTCAAAGGTGGGACCCGGCCCTACCGCGACCTAATACTCCGGGATCGCCTTGGACACGCAGGCGTTAAAGTGAAGTGGGAGCCCGGCACGGAGTGAATGCAGTGGTGCTGATGCTGCGAATCGAGGGTTTATGGCAAGCCCGTGGTGACACAGATGCCTAGGCGCAGCAACGTACACAGAGAGCCAGAAGCCGGAGATCAGCGCCGGCCACTCCAAATCACGCATGCGGCAGAAGAAAGCAAGGGTCACCACTGGTGATCAAGGCGAAAGCCCCGGATCCTTGCTCTGCGGGCGTGACGCCGGCTAGTCCGGCACCTATTCCGCGGCTCTAGCTCAACTGGCAGAGCGCTGTCCTTCCAAGTCAGATGTTGCGGGTTCAAGTCCCGCGAGCCGCTCCAAACTCGATTCAATGACGTGTAGCTCAGAGGTAGAGCGGTCGGCTGTTACCCGACTGGTCGATGGTTCGATCCCATCCGCGTCAGCCAATAAGCCGGTATGGCGCAACAGGGAGCGCTGCTGATTTGTAATCAGAGGGTTGCGGGTTCGACTCCTGCTGCCGGCACCACACTACAAGGCCCAGGCAATGACCTGGGCTTTTCTGCATCTGGAGTACGTGAATATGGCCGAGCCGAGTGGTGCGGTAGCAGTCGCCGGCTTGGTCGGTATTGGTGCGTCCGCGTTGATCCCTGGCATTGATGCCAATGCAGTGATCGGGGCTTTTGCTGGGGCTATCTTCTTCGTGGTGTATGCCAAGGACATCTCGGCCTGGGCTCGCCTTGGTTACTTCGCTGCGTCCTGGATCGTTGGCTACTACGTCGCCGGCGAAGTCATCGGGCGGGAGTGGGCAAGGACATCGGGCCTGGTCGCCTTTGGTGGGGCATTGTTCTGCGTCGCAGTGGGCACCAGCTTGCTGGAGTGGGTGCAGGGGGGGAAGACGCCTGGTTGGCTCCGCTTCATAGCGGACCGCTTTGGAGGTCGTAATGGTTGACCCTTGGACTCTGGTAGCCGCGATGATTTGCGGCGCCATCTGCATGCGGTTGGCGACATACCGCCGGCAAGGCGCGAGGTATCGCCGGGGCGTTTCCTGGCTCGCCTACCTGCTGTGCGTTGGTAGTGGGTGCTTCGCCCTGAGCGTGATGCTCGATGCACTCCACGGCTACAGACTGAATCCTGTTTCCCCCTGGCTGACCCTGGTCCTGGCGATCCTGCTTGGCCTTGTGTGTCGTGCGCGTGGGAACCTGGCCCACATTCTGAGGGTGTACTGATGGATGCTCCGCTTCTACTGAAGAACACCGGCACATCCCTGATTTTGTGTGACAGCAACGGGAAGCCGCTCCCTGGCCAGCTTTCATTGAGCGTCAGCAACGACGGCCCTATTCCGACCGTCACGGTCACGTTCGCACTCGTTAACAAGCGGGTAAGGCTTTGCGGCGAAGAGATGGAGTCGCGCATCTCATACGATGCGTATCTTGAGACAATTAAGGGAAGGCGCAGCTGATGACCAAGTGCACCTTCTGCAACAAGACGCGTGAATGGGCAAAGAAGTGGGCTCGGGTCGCGATGGAACGCGCGGCCTCTGCTATGGCCGCCAAGCCGAAGCGACCCGGAGCAAGCGATGACTGAGTCCGAGGAAGAGGTTCTACTCCTCCTGCGCGATCTCCTCGATGAGCAACGCAAGACCAATCAGCTATTGCACCTTCTGATCCAGGCTCTGGCCGAAGATGGCGAGGATCCTGAAGCCATGCCTACCAGCTATCTGGATGGAACATCAATCCAAGGGCATCAGCCGGTACGCAGTAATAGCCTTTTGGCAACTCCGCCAGGGGAACGATGATGTCGACGTTTATGGGCTCCGCCAGGGAAACCCAGATAGCTGCTGTTCGAGTCCGCCGCGGATGGTTCGGCAAGCTGATTGTCCAGGTTCGCTACAAGATCGAGCGCCCCGATACTCCACTCCCTGGCCGGAAGACGGTCTACCACGTATGCGGGCTCTCTCGTTGGCGAGATGCCAACGCAAATGATTTCGCCGAAGCCCTGATGGTCGCAAGGCTCATCGGGATGTCTGATGAAGGAACGCCCTCATGAAGAGTCACCCGATCCCTGCAGGAGTCGAGGTCAACCCCAATCGGCCCTGGACGCCTGATGACATTGCTGGGTACAGCGGCGAGGTAGTGAACGCCATGAAGGTTCTCGAGCCCCTGCTGCGCTCCGGACTGTTGGCCCTCCATCCTGATGAATGGCAAGGCGGCAAGCTCTCGTTCCTCAGACCGGCACAAGCTAGGCGGCAAGGCTGGAACCCGCCGGATCAGGCGGCCTGCAATCAGGTATCCGGAAGTGCCTGACCTCCCTCAGCGTCACACCAAGCCCAAGGCCAAGGGAGTGACAAGGCACGAGGTAGAGGACAAGGCATGGGGGAATGGGCGCGGTGGCAGGCCGTGGCGCCGCAAGCGTGATCGCATCCTCAAGCGGGATGGCTACATGTGCCAGTGTGCAGAGTGCAAGGGGATGAAGAGGGTCGCCACGGAGGTGGACCACATCATCCCACTGAGCCAGGGCGGCACAGACGATGACTCCAACCTGATGGCTATTGCTGGCCACCCATGTCATGCGAGGAAGACGGCAAGGGAGTCTGCGGCATCTAGGAAATAGTCGGGTTCTATCAGCGACGAGACACGACGATACTTAGGTATTTGCAAATATATTCAGTGGTTTTCACTGGATTCGCTCTGTTTGACCGAAAAATCTAGTTTAATGAGAAAAATTCTCATTTATAGGGGTGGGGCGGGTCAAAACCTTAGAACTTTTCGTTAGGACACCGCGCCCCCAAGTCTTTTTCCATTTCCACAGAATTTAGGTTTCAAGATGGCACGACACAAACAGCCAGATGTCGTCGCCAAGTTCAAAGGCGCCGACAAGAAAAACCCCCAGCGCTACCGGCAGGAGCCGGCAAAGGGAGAGGGGGAGATCGGCGAAGCGCCAATCCATCTGCAAGGACCAGCTCGCCTCGCATGGAAAGAGTTGTGCGCTCAGTCGATCAAGGGCGTTCTGACGGGATCGGACCGGATCATCCTGGAGGTCACCGCGAACCTGCTCGCTGAATACCGTGCCAACCCGACAGAGTTCGCGGTTGGCAAGTACACCCATCTGATCGGAAACCTGGCCCGGCTTGGACTAACGCCGTCCGACCGCCAGAAGTTCGGCCTGGAAAAGCCGAAGGAGAAGGACGAGTTCGAGGATTTCTGAGATGACCCCCAGCGACATTGCGCGACAGTACGCTAGCGATGTCGTGGGTGGGGGCATCGTTGCGTGCCGGTATGTGAAGCATGCATGCCAGCGCTTCCTGAATGACTTGGACCGCCAGGGCGATGACGATTGGCCATACGTTTTCGATGAGGCCAAGGCAGATCGTGCTGTCAAGTTCATGCAGCTCATGCCCCACACCAAAGGCAAATGGAGCGCTTCGAAGTCGAAGCTAGTGTTCGAGCCTTGGCAGGTATTCATCGAGGCCAACATCTTCGGCTGGGTGAAGAAGGACACCGGCAAGCGCAGGTTCCGCGAGGCCTACGAAGAGATTCCCAGGAAGAACGGGAAGTCGGCCCGTCTTGCCGCACGAGGCATTTACCTATTCGCCGCAGATGGCGAGTCGGGAGCCGAGGTCTACTCCGGCGCCACCACCGAGAAGCAGGCCTTCGAGGTTTTCCGTCCAGCGTGGATGATGGCGCACAAGCTGGAGAACCTGCGTAACCGATTCGGTATCGAGCTTTCTGGCAACCAGAAGAATCCTGGCCCCATGTTCGTCATGGAGGACATGTCGAAGTTCGAGACGGTTATCGGCAACCCAGGGGACGGTGCGAGTCCCCATGCGGCCCTGGTGGACGAGTACCACGAACACGACACGGATGCCCTGGTTGACACCATGCAGACCGGCATGGGGGCACGAGAACAGCCATTGCTGTCGATCATTACGACGGCGGGATCGAATCTCGGCGGACCCTGCTACGAGAAGCGCCGGGACGTGATCCGCATTCTCGAGGGTCAGACGGTCGATGAGACGATCTTCGGGATCATCTACACGATCGACGAGGATGATTCGTGGGATTGTCCGGCCAGCCTGATCAAGGCCAATCCGAATTACGGAGTTTCGGTATTTCCTGACTTCCTCCTGGCCCAGCTCCAGCAGGCCAAACGTTCGGCGTCGAAGCAGAACGCCTTCCGCACCAAGCACCTGAACCAGTGGGTGGGAGCTAGGACGGTCTGGATGAACATGCTGGCCTGGCAGCGGCAGAAGCGCGACTTCACGATTGCGGACATGGCCGGCTGCCGCTGCTGGATGGCTTTGGACCTGGCGAGCAAGAAAGACGTGGCTGCCCTGGTGATGCTGTTCGAGAAAGCGGGACAGTTCTACTGCATTCCCCGCTTCTACGCTCCAGAGGCTGCCGCCGAGGAAAACGAGAAGTATCAGAACTTCGCACTTGAAGGTCACCTGATCCTGACGCCCGGGAGCATGACCGATTACGCATTCATTGAGGCGGACATCCTAGATCTGGCAAAGCAGGTCGACCTGCAGGATGTCGCCTTCGACGACTGGCAGGCCAACTACCTGATCACCCGGCTTTCGAACACATCCATCCCGGTCGTGGACTTCAACCAGACGGTGAAGAACATGAGCGACCCGATGAAGGAAGTGGAAGCGCGGGTAATCGCGCGGACGCTCTGGCATGACGGAAACCCAGTCATGACCTGGATGATGGGAAATGTGGCGGCAAAGATCGATGCCAAGGAAAACATCTACCCGCGCAAGGAAAACGACAACGACCCCAACTGCAAGATCGACGGTCCAGTGACCTTGATCATGGCTATGGGGCGCGCCCTGGTTGCCGGCGTTGATGACGGCGACGACTTCATGAACGCCATACGGAACCCGATCATCGCATGAACATCGCTACTGGCCTCTACCTCTTCTTTGGCGTCCTTGGTCTGGCTCTTTTCGTAGCCGGAACCTTCGTGCTGCTGGGGATCGGCTGGGCGCTCATTTCCGGTGCGGCGTCGGCGTTCGCCATAGCGGCGTTCATTCGCAAGGGGCTGACCAGTGAGTAAGAGTCTCGGAAAAGTCCTGAGCAGTGCTACGTCTGCGCCCAGGTCTTCATTGTTCGGTTGGGGGGATAAGACCATCCGCCTGACAGATGGCGCGTTCTGGTCGCAGTTCCTGGGGCGAGAGTCGTCTAGCGGGAAAAAGGTCACTGTCGACAAGGCAATGAAGCTGTCTGCGGTATGGGCTTGCGTTCGCTTGATCTCTACTTCTGTCGCCGGTCTTCCGCTTGGAGTGTACGAGCGGAAAGCGGACGGAAGCAGAGTCGATGCTCGGTCGTTCCCGCTCTACGATGTTGTTCACAACAGCCCCAATGACGACATGACGGCCTTCCAGTTCTGGCAGGCCATGGTCGCATCGATGCTGCTTTGGGGGAACGCATACGCGGAGATTCGCCGTGCTGCGGGCAGACCGGCTGCGTTGGACTTCCTGCTTCCATCGAGGATCGACCTGGAGTGTGATGACAACGGTCGCCTGAAGTACTTCTATACGCCAAAGAAGGGTGCTCGTAGAGAGATCGAGCGTACCAACATGCTGCACATCCCGGCGTTCACGCTGGATGGTCGAATTGGTCTCTCTGCAATCAGGTACGGAGTTGATGTCTTCGGCTCGGTCATGTCGGCGGAGGACGCAGCCAACGGCACATTCAAGAACGGACTTCTACCCACGGTCGCCTTCAAGGTTGATCGCATTCTCCAGCCTGCGCAGCGGGAGGAGTTCAGGGAGTATGTGAAGTCCGTATCGGGCGCGATGAACTCCGGAAGATCCCCGGTTCTGGAGCAGGGGATTACCCCTGAAACCATCGGCATCAATCCGGTCGATGCTCAGTTGCTGGAGACGCGAGAGCATGGCGTGATCGAGATTTGCAGATGGTTCGGGGTTCCGCCCTGGATGATTGGCCAGACCGACAAGGGGAGCAACTGGGGGACAGGGCTTGAACAGCAGATGCTCGCGTTCCTGACATTCTCGATCAGCTCGATCACGAATCAGATTCAGCAGTGCGTCAATAAGCGGCTGCTAACTGCGCCCGAGCGGATTCGCTATTACGCCGAGTTCTCCCTTGAGGGGTTCCTGAAGGCTGATAGCGCTGGTCGCGCTGCCTGGTACAGCACCATGGCGCAAAACGGTTTCATGACCCGCAACGAAGGTCGGCGGAAAGAGAACCTGCCAGAACTCCCCGGCGGAGACATTCTCACCGTCCAATCCAACCTAGTTCCAATCGACCAACTCGGTCAATCTAACGAGAGCCAGGCCGTCCGCGCCGCGCTCATGAACTGGCTCAGCCAGCCAGAACCACAGGAGTAACCCATGACTCTGCGAAATCTTCCGGCAGCGCCGGAGGCTCGCCCGCGCTCGGGCGTCCAGTGCGACCTGGCGCCCAAAGCGCTAGATGCATGGCGTCCTGAGCTTCGAGCAGCTTCTGGCGATAACCCGGACTCCACGATCACCATCTACGAGCCGATTGGCTACGACTGGTGGACCGGTGAAGGTGTCACGGCAAAACGCATTGCTGGCGCTCTGCGCGCCATAGGCAGCGATGTCGATGTGACGGTGAATATCAACAGCCCTGGCGGCGATGTGTTCGAAGGCCTGGCCATTTACAACCTGCTGCGCGAGCACAAGGGCAAGGTCACGGTGAACATCATCGGCCTGGCTGCCTCTGCCGCCTCTTTCATCGCCATGGCGGGGGATGAAATCCGCATCGGCCGCGCCGCCTTCCTGATGATCCATAACGCCTGGCTGATCGCCATGGGTAATCGGAATGATCTCCGCGAGATAGCCGATTGGCTGGAGCCATTCGACATGACGCTGGCTGACATCTACGCACAGCGCACGGGAATCGACATCGACGACATCGTGAAGCAGATGGACGCCGAGACCTGGATCGGTGGGCGCGAAGCCGTCGACAAAGGGTGGGCAGATGCCTTCCTGGAGTCCGACGAGATCTCCAGCGCTCCCAGCAACCGCAGCGAAGCCATCCTGGCCAAGCGCCGAATGGATGCCGCCCTGGCTCGCAGCGGAATGCCGCGAAGCCAGCGCAATGAACTCATCAACGACTTCAAGACCAGCATGCTTGGCGCTGCTGGCGGGGGTGGTGACACCCCGACCGATATGCCTGGCGCTGTCGCTCCTGACCTCTCCGCTGCACTACGGGCAGCACAAGACATCACCAAATTCCTCCAAGGAGAATCGCAATGAGCGACTTCGAAAAACAAATCGGCGAACTGAACGCCAGCCTCAAGCAGGTCGGCGACCAGATCAAGTCCCAGGCCGAACAGGTCAACACCCAGATCGCCAACTTCGGCGAGATGAACAAGGAAACCCGCGCCAAGGTCGACGAACTGCTGACTGCTCAGGGCGAACTGCAAGCACGACTGAGCGCCGCGGAACAAGCCATGCTGGCCAACGAGAAGCGTGACAGCGGCGAGGAAGCACCGAAGACCGCTGGCCAAATGGTCGCAGAGAGCCTGAAAGAGCAGGGTGTAACCAGCTCCCTGCGCGGCTCGCATCGCGTATCCATGCCGCGCTCGGCCATCACCTCCATCGACGGCTCCGGCGGCGCCCTGGTTGCTCCTGATCGTCGCCCCGGTGTCGTTGCCGCTCCGCAGCGTCGACTGACCATCCGCGACCTGGTTGCGCCTGGCACCACTGAGTCGAACTCCGTCGAGTACGTCCGCGAGACTGGCTTCGTCAACAATGCCGCTCCTGTTTCGGAAGGCACCCAGAAGCCATACTCCGACCTGACCTTCGAACTGGAAAACGCGCCGGTGCGCACCATTGCGCACCTGTTCAAGGCGAGTCGCCAGATCCTGGATGACGCTTCGGCCTTGCAGAGCTACATCGATGCGCGCGCTCGTTACGGCCTGATGTTGGTCGAAGAAGGTCAACTGCTCTACGGGAACGGGACCGGCGCCAATCTGCACGGCATCATTCCGCAGGCACAGGCCTACGCGCCGCCGAGTGGCGTAGTGGTAACCGCCGAGCAGCGAATCGATCGCATCCGCCTGGCGATCCTTCAGGCGCAACTGGCCGAGTTCCCGGCCAGCGGTATCGTGCTCAACCCCATCGACTGGGCGCTGATCGAGCTGACCAAGGACGCCGAGAACCGCTACATCATCGGCAGCCCGCAGAACGGCACCACTCCGACCCTCTGGCGTCTGCCGGTGGTGGAAACCCAGGCCATAACTCAGGACGAGTTCCTGACCGGTGCGTTCTCTCTCGGCGCCCAGATCTTCGACCGCATGGACATCGAGGTTCTGGTTTCCACCGAGAACGACAAGGACTTCGAGAACAACATGGTCACCATCCGCGCCGAGGAGCGGCTGGCCTTCGCGGTCTATCGCCCCGAGGCTTTCGTGACTGGTTCGCTGACCGCCAGCTGATTGGAAGGGGCCGGGAGACCGGCCCCTCTTTCTTTGAGGTGACTATGCCTGACGTAATGATCAAGCCAATTCGCTCATACCTGGACGGCGGTCGCGTGAGAAAGGCTGGTGGTGATGCATACCTTGCATCCGAGCATCTGGCTCGCCAGTTGGTGGCGCGCGGTCTTTGCCAGATTGTGGAATCAGAGATCCCAAAGCCTGTGGCTGGCGAGTCGCCGTCTGCCTCGCAAGTGGCCCCAGCCTCACAGCAGAAGACTGCGAGCGAGTCAGAGAATGGCGGAACTCCTCGCCGCAGAGGGCGGCCATCTGCACGAACACAACGTTCCGACTGACCCCCTGGGCTGATGCACTGTGGGCAATGGATAGGGCCTGGTGGGAGAAATACGCCGCTGAGGCTAAAGCAAACTTCTGCGGCGAGCTTCTGACACTCAGCGCCAACCCCTTCGGAATCAAGACGGCGCGCATAGAGCACTACAGGAATTCAGGTGGCGGCGCAGTTTCCTTGGCCATCGCCAGGGGTGCTAAACGCATCATCCTGCTGGGCTATGACATGCAGAAAACCAATGGTCAATCGCACTGGCACGGCGACCACCCGAATGGGCTTGGGAGCGCCGGCAAGATCGCGGAGTGGCCGTCCGAGTTCGAGCGCCTGAAGCGCAACAACCCGACAATCGAGATCATCAATTGCACTCGCGAAACAGCGCTGACCTGCTTCGCTCGACGCCCGCTGGAGGAAGTGCTGAATGAGCATGATCCCGCTTGATACAGCAAAGTCCTTCCTTGATGTGATCCATGACTGGGATGACGCCAAGCTCCAATTGCTGCTGGACGGGGCGGAAGATGAGGCCTGCCAATTCATGTGGCGCCAGTCTCTTGATGGCCTTTGCAAATGCGAAGAGAGCAGTGAGGTAGTCAGCAGCGAACCAGGCATTCCGCCTAGCGTGGTCATCGGAGTGCTTCTTTTGCTTCAGGCCAGCTACCAGGCTGCTCCCGATGAAATCGCAACGCTGCGCAAGGCGGCCGAAGTGAAGCTGATGCCGTACCGATGCGGCCTGGGGGTTTGAATGCTGGCCTACCGTATGCGTCACCGCATTAAGTTTCAGCGGCAGGTCCACACACAAGACCCTGACACGGGGGAAGAGACGACAACCTGGGAGACGGTTCTGTTCTCCGGTCACGCCGACCTGCCCGCAGAGGTTCTGACTGGACCGGGGCGCGAGTTGATCGCCGCAGACGCTACGCAGGCGGAGACCACTGCCAGGATCAATTGTCGGTGGTTCCCCGTAGAACGGTTGGAACTGTACACCTGGCGGGTCATCTGGGATGGCCGAGTCTACAACATCACCAGCGCAGAGACCGATGTCACCGCTCGGCGCGAATGGAGACTGCGCTGTTCTGATGGATTGACGGACGGACGATAGTTGGCGAGTAGACTTTATTGCGTTGATTGCCTAAATATACAGTTCCCTCTAAAATAACAAGGGATTGAGTTATGGTGGAATATGCGCCTAAAAGGAAGACACTGAAAGTCGCGAAAGCGGCAAAGCTGGACGCCATGGCGCTAATGGCGGAGGACCAGCGTATTGCGAAGTTCAAATCTCGCTAACTCAATCAATATAAACCCGCTTCGGCGGGTTTTTTATTGCCCGGAGAACGGTCTTGCTGATCAAGGGAATGATGGGGCTCGGCGACAATATCTACGCTAGGGCCTTTGTAAAGCGCTATCCAGGCGCCTATCTCGAAACGCCATGGCCGCAACTCTATTCAGACATCGATGTGAAATGCGTGCGTCCAATCACCCAACTCCGCACGCAAGCGAAGAACGTCCAGCGCCCGGCGCAGTGGCACAAGCCTTTCGGTGGCGGACAATTACGAATCGCATACGGACAGATGCCGATCATCCAGGGCTTGCGACAAGCTTTCCGGTGCGAGCCCGGTGCGTTCGATTTGCCTGACTTCGGCCCGTCGCCTGTCAATGGCCGCTATGTGCTGGTTCGCCCAGCCACGGTTCGCGCTGAGTGGCGTGCAGACACGCGCAACCCACTGCCTGAGTACATCGCCAGCGCTGCCGAAGAGATGCGCCGCAGGGGCTGGAAAGTGGTTTCCGTGGCGGACCTGGAGCCGGGAAAGGAGTGGGCGCTCGATCCACTTCCGCCGGCTGACATCCAGTTCCACAAGGGCGAGCTGCCAGTTGAACAACTGCTGGCGCTGCTCCAGCACGCTGACGCGGTAATCGGTGGGATTGGCTGGATCGTTCCGGCCGCCATCGCCGCCAAGGTGCCGGCCTGGATCATCTGCGGCGGTCAGGGCGGCTACAACTCGCCTGAGCACATCACCGACAAATGCATGGACCTGTCCCGCATCACCTTCGCGGTTCCTGACAGGTTCTGCCGCTGCACCCTGAAACAGCACAACTGCGACAAAAGGATCACCGATCATGACCAACGCTTTGCCGCCTGGGCTGACCGACTGCCTGCTCTGGTCTGAAGAGCTTGGCATGGGTTTTCACCCGCGCCCTCCGATGGACTATAGCGGGCCGTATTTCGAGAAGTATCAGGTGCTCGATGCTACCCCGATGGGCGCTGCACTGACTCAGGCCCGCATCGATCTGGTGCGCCGTCACTTTGCCGGCCAGGTGGTGGACATCGGTATCGGAGGAGGCCGTTTCGTCACAGAGTCCGGCGCGATGGGCTTTGACGTGAATCCGGAAGCGGTGGCTTGGCTGAAGGAGCAGGAGCGCTACTACGACCCGTACCAGCACCACGCAGAAGCCGTGACCTGCTGGGACAGCCTGGAGCACATTCCCGAGCCGGAGAAGCTGCTCGACCATGTTGGCGAGTGGCTGTTCGTGTCGATGCCGATTTATAAGGATCAGGCTGACTGCCTGGCCTCCAAGCATTACAAGCCGGGTGAGCATATCTGGTACCACACGATGCACGGTTTGATCGGGTGGTGCGAACGTCAAGGTTTCGAATGTGTCGAGGTAAGCGACCAGGAGTCGAAACTTGGCCGAGAAGGCATCACCAGCTTTGCGTTCCGGAGAGTCCATGGCTGATACCGTCGAATTCAGCATGACCGGGATGGATGAGGTCATCGAGAAGCTGAACCAGATGTCGCCGATGGTGAAGAAGAAAGGCGGCCGTCGTGCACTGGCAAGAGCAGCCTCAATAGTTCGCGCTCAGGCGCGTCAGAATGCAAGAGGGATCGACGATAAAACCACTCGCGAGATGATCGCTAAGAACATTGCGATGCAGTGGATGACCAGGATGAATCGCCAGACCGGCGATCTTGGCTATCGAATCGGAGTTCGCGGCGGCGCTCGGGATATGAGCGAGTACGGAGAACTCAGCGGTGAGGGTAGGAACAATCCCGGGGGCGATACCTGGTACTGGCGGCTGGTTGAGTTTGGCACAGAAAGAACGCGGGCGAAGCCGTTCATGCGGCCAGCGCTTGAGACCACCGTTCAGGAAGCGACGAATGCGTTTGCCATCGAGCTAGAAAAGCAAATAGACAAAATTCTGGAGGGGTGATGTACCCGCCAATCTTTAAGGTCTGTTCAAGTAGCCCCGCTGTTACTGCGATCCTTGGCGCGTCCCCGCTGAGGATGTACCAGTTTGGCCTGGCCCCCCAACTCGTCGTCAAGCCGTATGCAACATGGCAGACCATATCGGGGTCGCCAGAGAACTACCTGTGGGGCCGCCCTGACGCCGATGGTTTCACCATCCAGGTGGACATTTTCTCAGCCACCGCTGCGGAGGCCAGAGATGCAGCAAAGGCCATCAGGGACGCAATTGAGCTTTCAGCTTATGTAGTCCGCTGGGGAGGGGAGTCTGTTGACCCTGATACCAAGACCTACCGAGTCAGCTTTGACGTCGACTGGATAGTCCAGCGATAGACCAACCAATACCGACCAACCCGCCTTAAGCGGGTTTTTTTGTGCTTCAAGAAGCCCGCCACAGGAGAAACACAATGGCAATTTTGGCTCAAGGAACCCAGATCTATGCCCTGGTTCCGTCCAGAGATTCTAGCGGCAGCCCGACTGGTAACTACGACGTCATCGAGGTCGAGTGCGCTACCGCCTTCAACCCTGGCGGCAACCCTGCCGACCAGATCGAAACCACATGCCTCAGCGAAACTGTTCGGCGCTACCTGCGCGGACTGCGCACGCCGGGACAGGCTTCGCTGACCCTCAACGCTGACCCGCGCAACAGTTCCCATATCCGCCTCTACCAGCTGTCCGAGTCCGACGACCAGATCGATCAGGACATCGCTTTCGCGGTTGGCTGGTCTGACGGTATTGGCGTTGCACCAACCGAGGCACAGGACAGCAACGGTGATTGGGACTTCGTTCTGCCGCCGACGCGTACCTGGTTCGTCTTCCGCGGCTATGTGAGCGACTTCCCGTTCGATTTCGCAGCCAACGCTGTGGTGACCTCTACCGCAACCATTCAGCGCTCCGGCGGTTCCGCCTGGATTCGCAAATCCGCTTAAGGAGTGGTCATGCATCTGTCGATTGATTCCCTAAAAGAAGCTGGCGCCTTCACCGGCGCCCCCATCGAAAAAGAGATCACTTGGAAGCAGGGCGATAAGGAACTGACTGCAACGGTGTACGTCCGGCCCTTGTCATACAGCACTGCTGTTTCTGATCTTCTGGCCATGAATGGAAAGGTGGATGGCGTAGCGGGTCGGATCGCTGCGTCAATCGTTGATGAAGAGGGGCGGCCGGTGTTCACGCCGGCAGATATCACCGGCGAGGCCGACCCCGGTCGCGGCGCTTTGGATGGAAACCTGACCATCGCCCTGCTCACCGTGATCGCCGAGGTGAACAACCTGGGAAAGACGACCAGCTCAGCGAACTAGATGAGGTGTGGCATGAGCTGGTGATGTGTGGGATTGGCGGAAGAACCATCGCAGAAGCCAAGTCGCGTCTCACCTACCGGGAGTTCCTGAGCTGGTGCAAGTTCCGGAGCAAGCGCGGGAGTCTCCATATCGGCATGAGGGTAGAGCGTGGATCGGCATTGCTCGCCGCGCTCTACGCCAATACGCACAGCAAGGAGTCGTACAAGCTGTACGACTTCATGCCGCATGAAGAAGAGCCCGTAATCAGTCTAGATCAGGCCCTCGAGACCTGGGCCTAGTCCTTCGTTTTGCCCGGATCATTCCGGGCTTTTTCATTGGAGCCCGGTAATGGCATCACGCAGCCTAGGGACGCTTACGCTTGATCTCATCGCCAAGGTTGGCGGCTTCGTGGCCGGCATGGATGCCGCCGAGCGCCGGTCGGAAAAGTGGCGCAAAGAGGTCGAGAAAAATGCGGCAAAGGTGGGGGCTGCGATTGGCGCTGCCACTGCGGCAGGCATCACCGCGCTTGCCGCTCTCACTGTCTCTACCGTCCGCAATGCCAATGAAATCGCAAACCTTGCTAGCGTTGCCAATGCGAGCACGACCGAGTTTCAGAAATATGCGGCCGGCGCAAAGCTGGTTGGCATTGAGCAAGAGAAGCTTGCTGACATCTTCAAGGATGTGAACGACAAGGTAGGCGACTTCCTCAATACCGGTGGTGGCGCGCTTGCTGACTTTTTCGAGAACGTAGCGCCGAAAATTGGCGTGACCGCAGACCAGTTTCGGAATCTGAGCGGCCCCCAGGCACTTGGCCTGTACGTCTCAAGCCTGGAAAAGGCCAAGGTCAGCCAGTCGGACATGACCTTCTATCTGGAGGCTATAGCGAGCGATGCGACTGCGCTGCTCCCATTGCTTCGCAATAACGCTGAGGGATTCAAGGCCTTTGGTGACGCTGCCCAGGCCGCTGGTGCGATTCTCGACGAGAAGACGATTAAGTCGGCTAGCGAGCTTCAGGCGGCCACTTGGCTTGTAGAGCAGAGCACCACGGGACTCAAGAACCAACTTACGTCTGCGCTGATTCCCGTGCTGAGCGACTTCGCCACGAAGCTACTCGATGTTTCAAAGGATGGGACATCGATGGTCGCCGTTGGGGAGTTTCTTGTCACCACGCTGAAGCTCGTTGCCGGAGCGGCGGTAGCCACTGTTGGAGCCTTCCAGCTTGTAGGCAAGTCGATTGCCGGCGCTGCGGCAGTAGCCTCTTCTGCATTCGAGGGGATTACATGGCTTGAGATCGCCTCCGGGCCGGCTGGGTGGGCGAAGAGATTCGTTCAGAATCTGGACGGAGTGAAAGCAAGCACTTCGGTTTTTGCCGAAGACATGGTCGGCTCCGGCAAGAAGATCGTCGAAGTTCTGGAGTTCATTGGTAACGCCGGCACTGGTGATGTTAATGGCCGAGTGAAAGAGCTAGCCAAGCTCCTCGATGATCTTAGGAAAAAGAACAAGACCGGGACGTTCGAGGCGCCGGGGAAAGAAGCCCAGGCTGCTGCCAAGAAGCTGCAAAGCGCCTACGAGACGGTTGAGCAGTCGTATCAGCGACAGATAGCGCTCATCAACACGGAAGTCGACAAGCGCAAGGATGCCACTGAGGTAGCAAAGCTTCAGTTCGAAATCGAGTCGGGCAAGCTGGTTGGCATCAATGCCGAACAGCAGAAACGCTTGAATGGCTTGGCAGAAGAGCTTGACCGCCTGAAGCAGCTGAAGCAGGCGAATGAGGATGCGGCGAAGGCTCAGGCTTTCCGTGCAACGCTCAATGAATCGAACGCAACTGCTCGGGCAGGATTTGCGATTGAACTGGCCGGATCTGGCAGCGGCGACAAGCTGAAAGAGCGCCTGCGTGCCGACCTGGAAATCCAGCAGGACTACAACAAACAGCTTGCCGATCTCCAGAAGCAGTTCAACAGCGCAGAAATCAGCAAGGAACTCTACGACCAAGAAACTGACCTTCTGCGTCAGGCTCTGGCCGAGCGCCTGGAGATCCAGCATGAGTACTACGCAGCCCAGGATGAGGCTCAGAGCAACTGGCTGGATGGCGTCACGTCTGCGTGGGAGAACTACCGCGACACGGCCACGGATTATCAACAGCAGGCTGCCGATTTCACCACGCAGACGCTGGACGGTCTCACCTCCGCTGTAGGAGACGGCATCGCGTCGATGATCATGGACAGCGAGAGTCTTGCCGACGTTTTCAAGAACATCGCGCAGACGATGGCCACAAGCATCATCAACGCGCTTGCGCAGATGGCCGCCCAATGGCTGGTCTATCAGGCGGTGCAACTTGTGAGCGGGAAAGCCGCCCAGGCCAGTGCCGCTTCTACTCTCATCGCGAACGCACAAGCAACTGCCTTCCAGGCTCAGCTGGCGGCATTTGCGAGCACCGCTGCAATCCCAATCGTAGGCCCGCTGTTGGCCCCGGCGGCGGCTGCTTCAGCTGCCGGCATCACCGCTCCAATGGTTGCCGGAGTTGCTGCATCAGCTCTTGCTGGTATGGCCCACGAAGGCCTCGATGCTGTTCCCGAAACCGGAACCTGGCTGCTCCAAAAGGGCGAACGAGTAACGACGGCAGAGACGAGCGCAAAACTCGACAGGACGCTTGATGACGTTCGTTCAAATCAGAGCAGCGGTGGCGCGCCGACCATAAACCTTATCGAGGATCGCAGCCGCGCGGGGCAAGTCAATACCCGCCGCCAGGATGACCAGTACATCATCGATGTTGTAGTGGCCGATCTATTCGGTGATGGCCGTTCGTCGAAAGCTATCGGAAGTTCGTTCGGTATTCGTAGGAGCGGCACATGAAGCAGTACCCCAATATCTGCCCGCCTCAGCGCGAGGGCTACGGGTTCTCCCCCGTTAGCCCTCTAATCCGCACGGAGATGCAGACAGGCAGGGCTCGGCAGCGGCGCCACTTCACCGCTACTCCAACGATGGCAAGTGTCAGGTGGCGGCTGAACGACAGCGAAGCAATGCTCTTTGAAGGCTGGTTCCGCGATGTTCTTGTGGATGGCTACCACTGGTTCGAGTGCCCGCTCAAGACGCCTGAATCCCCTGCCGGCTTGCGCGCCTACGCCGCCAGGTTTGCCGACATCTACGACGGTCCAAAGCTGGTCAGCGGCAGCATCTCGCTCTGGGATTTCACCGCCACGCTGGAACTGCGTGAGCGACCCATCATCGACCCAGGTTGGGCCGAGATTCTGCCCGAGTACATCCTCCTCGCGGATATCTTCGACATCGCAATGAACAGGGAGTGGCCGCGGCATGGCGACGGCTCTTGAGCGGTTCTATGCATCGGATGGGCCGGATCTTCCGATTGCAACGATCGAAATTACTCGGCCCTCCAGGCCCGATCCGATCCTCATCTGTCAGGGGTTCAAAGACCTGACCTGCATGACAGAAGACGGACGGCTACTGACATTCATCGCTGGCGCTATCGACGTTTCGATCCCGAAGCGCGACAACAGCGGGAACCAGAGCGTTGGCTTTGCCATCGATAACGTGACTGGCTTTGCTCAGCAGTATATTGCCGAGGCCATCGACGCCGGAGAGCCGGTCACGCTTGTCCTGCGAATCTACCTCGAAAGCGACCTGACTGCGCCGGCAGAGCGCCCCTATCGGATGCGCGTGAAAGGGGCTGACTTCGAAAGCCTCACTGTCCAGGTGGAGGCCGGTTACTACGACCTAATCAACACCGCGGCGCTGCGGCACATCTACAACGTAAGCGAGTTCCCCGGACTCAAATACTGGCCCTGATCCCATGCCGAACAGATACCTCAACGCCATCTATACCGAGGGCGGGCGGGCCCTGCCGTGCCTTGACTGCTGGGGCCTGACGCTCATCGCGCGGGTTGAGCTGTTCGGACTGCCGATGCTGACCGACTTCGGTGGTGTCACGCGACTCACCCCGGTTTCGATGCAAAGGGCGTGCGATACGGAGATCCAGCGCGCGCTCGAGCAATGCGAGCCAGGACCTGGGGTCATCGCCGCGGCCTACAGAGGGCGGCTGCTCGATCACGTAGGTCTGCTGGTTGAGGTGGATGGACGCCTCCGGGTTCTCGAAATCAACCCGGGAAGCGGGGTTTCACTCACCCCGCTCCAGAAGTTCTCCGACAAATACTCCAAGGTGGTCTTCTACCGTGATCGAAATCTACCCATCGCTCCTTGACGGAGAACCGCTGGAGCGGCATCCGATCGGCCGCAGGATGACGATCCATGCGTGGCTGACTGCGAATTCGCCTGGGTACCGCTGCCACGACGTTCACCCGTTCTCCATCGGTGTCGTCCCCGCCGAGGTTGCGCTCTGCGGTGACCTGACCGACAAGCAGAAAAAGGCGCATGAGGAGTTCATCCATCCCGGTGAGTGGGCCGAGCGCATCATCGACCGTGGCGATATCGTCCGGATCTACAAGCTGCCGCGCGGGACTGATCCGTTCACGATTACTGCGGCCCTTTTCAAGGGAGCGCAATCGGTTTTTCGGATGCTCATGCCTCAATTGCCCGGCATGCCGACGAACCCCGGGCAGGGCGCGTCGCTTTCTGAAACCAGCGCGCGCGGGAACAAGGTAAAACTCGGCGATGCGATACGCGAAGTCGCTGGCCGTCGCCTGATTTATCCCGACTACATCCTGCCGCCCCGGAAGTATTTCGCCGGTCCGCGTGAGCAGTGGACCGAAATGCTCCTGTGTATTGGACGTGGTCGGTTCCAGATCGCCGAAGGTGCAGCGAAAATCGGTGACACGTCGTTCCTGGCACTGGGCGCCGATGCCTCTTTCCAGATTTTCGAACCAGGGCAGAACGTCAGCGGGCACCCTGCATCGGTCTGGTGGCATCTGGTCGAAGAGGTTGGCGCGAGTTCAACCGGCAACGCCGGTCTTGACCTGACCGAGAGCTCCAATCTCACCCCGAACCCGTCGGCAACTACGTTCACGTTTTCCGGAACGAACATCATCATTTCTGCCGGAGCCGGGTCGTTCCCCTCTGACTGGGTTGCGGGGACGATCCTGCGGGTTGAGGCGATGTACCCCTATTCGGTGAACGATGGCGGCGGGACGAATCGCGACGTCGTGACGGGGGATATCGCTCAGCTCGGGCTGGATGTTGGCGATGAGATCGAGGTGGTCGGCACCAACGGCGGCCTCTACCTGGTGAACGACATCACCTCAACGTCGATGACGCTCAACTACAGCAACGGTTCGCCGGCCAATGCGTTGCAGACCGGCTCCGGAAATGCAGCAATCGGCCCGCGTGGGCTGCGCTATCGGATCACGGCGTACAGCGCGCAGCAACTCACCGTCGAGCGGCTGACCAGTGCGGGTGGTGTCGATGTTGACTGGCCAGGATTCACCGCTCTCAACTCGTCTACGTCCCGAGTCACCATCGATCCGACCAGCCTAGAAGGGGGCTGGCGCGGTCCCTTCCCGGCGTGCCCTGTATCGGAGAAGACCAACTTCGTCGAGATCGACGTATTTTGCCCGGAAGGGCTTTGCGGTGTAGGCAGGGAAGGGCAGATCTACCAGATCCGCACCTATTACGACATCCAGTGGCGAGACATGGCCATCGGCGGCGCATGGACGACGGTCAGCAAGAACCATGCTGGCAGTTCTCTCGACCAGCAGGGTTTTACGGACGGCATCTCGCTTCCGTACATGATGCGGCCCGAGTTTCGCATCAGAAAAGTGTTTGTCAACCAGGGCGGCAACTCAACATCCGAGTACCGAGACCGCACCCAGTGGTACGGGATGCGCGCGCGCCTACAGGCTCCATCGTCCTACGCCGGAGTCACGACGATGGCCGTCAGGTATCGGTCGTCTGACCGTATCGCAGCGCAGACCGAAAGCCGCGTTTCGGTGGAAGCTACTCGCATGCTACCGACTCGGCAGAACGGTGCATGGACGAGCGAGATCGCTACGCGAGACATCGTCCCGTTCCTCTGCTACATCGCCAAAGAGCGCGGCTACACAGACGCCGACCTCGACCTAGAAGAGCTCGATCGGCTTGACGCCATCTGGAAGGCCCGCGGTGACACGTTCGACATGATCTACGAGGACGGTAAGGTCACGGTCGCGCAGGTCATGGACGATGTGCTTGCCGCCGGGTATGCGGAGAAGACGATCAAGCGCGGCGTGATCTCCGCAGCCCGAGACGAACCAAGGACCACATTCGGGCACATGTACTCGCCGCAGAACATGGATGGTCCGCTGAGGATCAGCATCAGCGCTCCGTCTGAGGACGACTATGACGGAGTCGATGTTGAGTTCGTCAATGCAAACGGCTGGATAGAAGATACCGTCCAGTGCCGCCTGCCCGGGGATGTCGGCAGGAAGGTCGAGAAGATCACGGCTGTCGGTGTCACAAACCGCGATCGCGCCTGGCGCTACGGGATGCGCCGCCGGATGGCTCAGCGATACCGGAGAACAGAGTATTCGTTCGATACCGGCCTGGACTCGCTGAACAGCGAGTTCTGGGACTACGATGCCCTTGCCGGCGATGTTCCCGGCCCAGGACTGGCGCAGAGCGCATACCTGAAATCGTTCGTGATCGCTGGAAACTCGGTCCTAATCGAGTCCAGCGAGCCGCTCGACTGGTCGCTCCTGTCCTCCCCAGCACTGTACCTGCGCCGCCCAGATGGAACGGTATCCGGCGGATACCCGGCATCTCGGATCGACGACTACCGGCTGAGCATTCCCAGCATCGATTTCGTCCCTGATGTTTCCTGGGAAATCGAACCGCCGCACCTGCTGCTGGGAAACCCATACCCGGTGCTGATCAGTTCCATCGATCCCAACGGAAATACCGCGGCATCTGTTCGTGCGGTGAACTACGACCCCAGGGTCTACACCTACGACAACGCCAGCGCCCCCAACTGACCGCACACACAAATCCAGAGCCCGCCATAGAGCGGGCTTTTTCATGCTTGGAGAAAAGTATGACTTACGACACCGGCGACCTTCCGCTCGGCTCGAAGGACCCTCGCGCTCTGTACGAAAACGCTGAGCATCTCGATTTGGCAATGAACTCGCTGGATCAAGATCGCTGGATGGACCGTGGACCTCAGCGCCCTCCGGTTGCACGATGGACCTGGTGGGGAATAGAGCAGTATGTCATGCAGTGGCTCGCCGCTCAGGGATTTGAACCGACCCCCCTCGAGTATGTCGACGGCTCTCCGCTGATTGTTGATCGCCCGACTCAACTGATTCAGCGTGACGGGAACCTGTATAGCGTTCAACTGCCAGCAGATTTCCCGGTCAGCCTCAGCGGGAACTGGGCCACCGACGAGAGTCTGCTGGTTGCCCAGGTCGACCGCTCGCTGCGTCAGCAGTTGAGAGCTCTGGGTGGAGCCGGAATGATCGGTTACGATCCGGCGGAAACGTACCCATCGGATACGGTTGGGTATGCAATAAATGAGATTGATGGAAAGGCTGAGGAAGCATCTAACTTAGCGACGACTGGTGCATTTGGTAACGCGCAGATGCTAACCAGAGTAAGAGCGCGAATCTCAGGTGCTCCAACTATGTATGTTCTTGGTGACTCTATTTCCCATGGAGCTTTTGCCGGCAGAATATACCGGAATGGCTGGGTGAATCTTCTGCGAAGAATGCTCTACAACGAGATCGGCACTCTAACTTATGGATTCACGCCGCTGATGTCTCTCGTAGACGGTGCTGGGAATACCTCTAATGAAATTCACTCTATCGATTTCGCAAAAACATCAGGAACCCACTCCTGGGTTTATAGATCGAATGAAAGCGGATCATATGTTCCTCAAGGGTTGTCGTGGGTGTCAAATGAGGTTGGCAATATTATAAGGTCGACAATCCCGACATTTCAGGATGCATGCACGGTTTACTACGTCGCAAGGCCGGGAGGGGGAACGTTTGACATAAAAGTTAACGGATCTGTAGTAGCTAGTGTGAATACACAGGCCTCAGCTGTAAACGCTTTGCAAGGCCAAGCTGTAACCCTGAAAGATAATGGGTTTGGGAAATGTGTAATCGAGGTTGTTACTACATCTGCCGCAACTGTTGAATTTTCTGGTTTTTCATATGCGAACGCCTATAGTCAGTCGGCTCTTCATAATTTTTCAAATTCTGGCCGTAGGCTTCGCTGGGTGGATGAGTCCGTAATCAGCTCGATGATGGCAGGAACCTCTCTATTCATCATGGCACTAGGTGTCAATGACGTGTCAGACAATGAGTCTGATACGGCGTACTATGAAGAGTTCGTAAAAAGAATTGATTGGCTGATAAGCTATTCAAATCAAAATAGCGTACCTGTAGTGGTGCCTGATTTTTTGTGGAGTTACCCAGATACAAACAACACTAGGAAGCAGCTAAAGCGACTTGCTGACGAGACTCAGGGGCTATACATACCGTTTGCCGATTTCTTTAGAAAAGGATCGCAGCCAGCAGATGCAAATTATCTTGTAAATACTCTTAAGCTCTTTTCTGATGGTTCCCATCCAAACGTTCATGGTCATAAGTATATTGCGGAGACTATTGCTAAGAAACTCGGACTTTCAGTTAGCTCGAAAAAACAAGCTCTCGACTACCATGATTGGTGGATGCCGATATCAATCACAAGCGCGACAATAAAAAATGCGGACTTTGGTTCGATTCCTCCGAGTAGGGTAATAACTGCAACTCGAAACAATGGCGCGAATGTCCTATTTCGGTTTTATGTCTCTGGCATCTCTGGTACGTCCGCTGTTGCGTTCTCTGGAGCATACTCATCTGACTCTGGCGTGTTCGTTGACCTTCCAGTGACTGGGCAGATGGAGCTTGAAGCAAATGGGGCAAGTTCCGGAGTTGTAAATATCTCTCAGGCAGGAGTAACAATAACGCCAAATTCATCGAACACTAAAAGCACTCATCGGTTTGTTGTTAGCGTTGCACGTGGGGAGCGACCGTTTGTTGATGGTGTGATTTACTAGGCTCGCTAAAATATTCGGATGCCATTGCAATGGCGATAAAAAAAGCCGTGCCGATGAGCAGATTGATTATCTCTGTTGATATTTTTTCTGTTTCATCGGTGCGGATATTGAACATGGCATTCGTATACTCGTCTAAAGTTCTTGCTGATTTGTTTTTCATTTTAATTATCCAGTTGAGCTTTCGACGTAACCAAGCTAACGCAGTTCACGAAGCGTTTCCGGATGCTTGCTCGCAACCTTAATTAAGGTTTTCGCTGCTCCAGAAGGCGACCTTCTACCCTGCTCCCATTCCTGCAGAGTACGAACGCTAACTCCCAGAAGGAGTGCGAACTCAGATTGCGCCATTCCAACCTTTGCACGAATCTCTGCAATCGGAGAAAGTTCGACCTGCGTCGAACGGGCAGCCTTCCCCTTCTTCATTTCGTCAATCGAGGCGAGGAGATCGGCCTCAAAGGTTTCAAGTTCCTTATCCATTCATAGCCTCTTTCAATTTGCTCAAGGTGGATGCTGGTAGGTTATCGAACTTCGACTTTGTGTAGGCTATCAGTAGCCAGATGGCTTGCGACTCTTCGGCGTTGTAGTAGATCACGCGCGCGCCGCCGCGCTTACCCATGCCTTGGCGAGACCAGCGAACCTTGCGAAGCCCACCCGATCCTGGGATCACATCTCCGGCCAAGGGGTTGGCTGCAATCCACGCAATGAACTCCTCCCGTTCGGGGTCGCTCCAGATATCGTCTGCATAGCGCTTGAAAATCTCAGTTTCGATGACTGTTCGCATTACTTAAGCATACGTCATTGCCGTATCTTTAGCAAGCCGGAGGATGGAGTGGTCGGGATCAGGTGATCCTGGTTCTTGCGCCTAGCCTGCCGGTTCTGGCAGATCGAGCGGTCATGGAGTATCGGCCGCAATCCATTCCGCTTCGTTTGATTTCGCCTTTCTGTGTCCATGATTGGTATGATGAAACCTTCCATCAACCTAACTCATGGTGAATTATGGGCGGACTTGCTGAGTCATTTTCCTTCACTCCTAGCGACTGGGGCGTTTCTGTCAGAGACGGGGTAATTGAAGGAAGATATTCATTGGATAACGGCATATGCCATGTTCAAATGTTCTTTGAGGCAGGAGAGCGCACAGAGTTTCTTGACACTTCTACATGGAAATTCCGACTCCCAGTCAATGAAATAGGGAGTGGGCCGCAGGGCGGATTCATGGCCAGGCTGTACGATAGCGGTTCGGAAAAAGATTTTATCGGGCATGGTTTTATCGATACTGAGGAAAAAATGCTCTTGATTGAGGTGGGCGGAAAGTCAATTTCATCTGACTATCCGTTTAGATGGGCTAAGGGGTGCTCATTGACTATAAACTTTAACTATATGACGAATTAGTTTTTCAGATAAATAAAAGCCCGCCTAAGAAGCGGGCTTTTTTATTTCAGGAGAGCGTATGCCCATCACCGAGCAGCAATTGCTGCAGATCCTCCCGAACGCCGGCCCTCGAGCCGGCGTTTTTGTTGGTGCGCTGAACCGCGGGATGACGCGCTTCGGTATCACTTCGCCGGTGCGCGCGGCGGCGTTCCTGGCGCAGATCGGGCACGAGAGCGCCCAGTTGACCCGGCTGGTGGAGAACCTCAACTACAGCGCCCGCGGCCTGGCTGCGACCTGGCCGAGCCGGTACCTCGGCGCCGACGGCCAGCCCAACGCCCTGGCGCAGCGCCTGGCGCGCAACCCCCGAGCCATCGCCAACAACGCCTACGCCTCGCGCAACGGCAATGGCGACGAGGCGTCCGGCGATGGCTGGTGCTACCGCGGGCGCGGGCTGCTGCAGATCACCGGCCGAGCGAACTACCGCGCCGCCGGCGCCGGGCTGGGCCAGCCGCTGGAGCAGGAACCCGAGCTTCTCGAGCAACCGGAGTGGGCGGCGATCTCGGCGGCCTGGTGGTGGGCCAGTCACGGCTTGAACGACCTGGCCGACCGCGGCGAGTTCGCCGCCATCACTCGGCGCATCAACGGCGGCACGAACGGCCAGGCGGAGCGCCTGGCGCTGTGGGAGCGGGCGAAGAGGGTGCTGTCTTGATCTCCGCCCGCGTTTTATCGGTCGCGCTGGCCTGCCTGCTTCTGGTCGGCCTCGGCGCCGCCGGCGGTGTCTGGCTCGGCGCGCGACACTACCGGCCGCAGTTGGATGCCGCGAGCGCGGATCTGGCTGCCTGCCGTGCCTCCCGGGGAGAGTTGGAGTCCGCAGTGGCGGAGCAGGTCCGGCAGGTTGCCGCGCTGCGACTGGCTGGTGAGCAGCGCGCCCGGGATGCCGCGCAGGCTGTGGATCGGGGACGGCAGCAGGCCGCCGACCGGTATTCCGCCGCCAACCGTCTGCTGCGTGACCGCACCGCCGGCGAGCAGTGTGCGGCCGCAGAGGCGGTCATCGACAAGGAACTGGGGCTATGAAGCTGCAGGCGTGGCGAAAGGTGCAGGTGGTGCAGGTGCTGGGGTTGGGGTTGGGGTTGGTGTTCGCGCTGGCGGGATGCGCCGCCCGGCAGGAAGCCGAGCCGCGCACGGTGCGCGTAGAAGTGCCGGTGGCGGTCCCGTGCCGGGTGCCGGCGGTAGAGGTGCCAGTCTGGGCCACGGCGGGGCTGCGGAAAGGCGACGACCTACAGACCAAGGTCCGTGCGTTGCTCGCCGAACGCTTGCAGCGGATCGGTTACGAGGCGCAGCTCCTGGCTGCGAACCAGGCCTGTCAGGATTAGGAGTAGACTACGGCCTTTTCCTACGAGGGCAGGGCGATGCTGGTCATTCGATTCAAGGGCTGGTCGGTGAAACTCGACCACCAGGTGGGTGGAGCAGGGAAGTTTGGCATCTGGTCATTCCACGGCTCGGAGAGCAGCTACGTCCCAGACATGCAGACGATTCTCCGGCATGCAGCGATCCGGCCGGCGGAGCCGAAGGAAAGCGGCGAAGTCGAGGTATTCATCTGTGATTCGCGTATGCCGCAGGACGAATGGCGGGCGGTAGGGACCGGCGTCGCGGCTTATGAGTCGGACCGCTGAATGCTGGCCGTGACGGAAACGTGAAGCACGGAAATGGAAAACGTGAAAAGGAATTTCACGATTGGCACAGTTTAAGTGATTGCGGTCGGCGTAAACTGTTGTAATATAAGCGCTTCTGAGGTGCGAGACAGGATTTAGGTTCCAGCGCCGCAAGGCGTGAGAGTTCGAGTCTCTCCGTCCGCACCACCTTCAGGCTCGGCTTGTCCGGCCGCTGCGGTTGAAGCCGGAACGTCCGGCACGATTCACGATATGGTGGGCGTAGCTCAGTTGGTAGAGCACAGGATTGTGGCTCCTGGTGTCGTGGGTTCGATTCCCATCGTCCACCCCATATTTCGAAGCGCCAGGCCTTGTGCCTGGCGTTTTCGTTTGCGCTTCACGATCTCTTCTCCGCTTGCCTTTCCGGTACCCAATCCGCCCTCATGGGAGCGACGGCAGGTTGAACTTGTTCCGGGTCCGGCGCTCTTAAGCGAGCCTGTCGTTCCTGGCGGGTCCGTATATGCAGTCTGGGTGAAGCGACATGTCGATGAAATGGACCGAGCAGCGCTTGCGCAAGGCTCTCAAGCAGATGGCGAACAATCATGAATCGGCTGCGGTCGAGGTCATGCGCGCCGTCGAGCGGGCGAACGATCCGAAGCTGGCGCAGCGCCTGCTCGAGGTGATCGAGCAGATGCACCAGGATGCCGATGCGCTGCGCTCCATCGACGACGAAATCGCCAGCGGCGTGATCCGTTGCCAATGAGGCCGTAGACGCTCCGCAGTTCAGGACTTCCCGGCTGAAACCGGCGCATCCGGCCGGTTCGCCAGTTTCGGGCGCAAGGTCGCGCCCTGGGCTGTGTTCCGGCGAACGGTATAAGGTTGGCGGCCGCGGAAGGCGAAGGCGGTGAACAT